TTTCTGGTACTATAGTTAGTCGTGATAATAGTGGAAATTTTAGTGCTAATATTATTACAGCAAGTTTAAGTGGTACGGCTACTAATGCTTTAAATATAGAAGTTGATACTAGCAGTTCTAACACTAACCATCTAATTTTTGTTAATGGAACTGATGGTAATTTAAAGCCTAGTGTTAATAGTAACCTAAGATTTAATGCTGTTAATAATATACTAATTGGTGATGATGCTACTACACCAACTACAAAAATAGAATATTTTATATTAGATGGTGGAACACCCTAGACATTATAATGATTTTGTATTATTATAATATGAATTTTAGGATTATATGGTAATATATGGCTATAAAAAATCAAATACAAATACGTAGAGGAACCGCTGACGATTGGACAAATACTAATCCAGTATTGGCCAGTGGAGAACCAGGATTTGAAACTGATACTAATTTATTAAAAATAGGATTAGGCTCTCAGTGGGACGAAACAAGATATCTTAGTGCAAGCTCGTTAAGTACCGTGGTATTTAATAATACTGGATCCACTATACCTAAAATGAGTGCGGTTTATATTACTGGTGGTCACGGAGACAAGCCAACAGTAGGACTAGCATTAGCTAGTGGAGAAGCTTCATCTAGTAAGACATACGGAATTACTGCTACAGATATATTAGATCAAGATACTGGAAGTGTTATTATTAACGGCGCGTTAGTTAATGTAAATACAACCCAGTTCAATCCTAATACTAATGGAACAGCTTTGTGGCTTAGTCCAACAGTTTCTGGGGGCATTACCACTACTAAGCCATACGCTCCTTATCATATGGTTTTTGTTGGAACAATCATTCGTAGTCATGCTCAAGAGGGAGTTATTGAGGTTAAAATTCAGAATGGATACGAATTAGAAGAACTTCATAATGTTGCTACAACAGGAGCGACGAATGGACAATTTTTACAATATAACAGTTCTAGTGGGTTGTGGCTACCGAGTAGTAGTGGAAATTTTACATTTTTAAGCGTTAATAATATTAATGTTAGTACTAGTGGTCACACACATGCATCTGTGGATATAACTAATTTTGGCAGTACTGTTAGTGGTTTAATTCCAGTAAAAGATATAGTTGCTGGAGCTAATATAATAGTATCTAATAATAGTGGAATATTTATTATTTCTAGTAGCGGCGATATTGGCGGAGGAGTAAATCCAGTAAGTCGTGGAGCATTTTTATTAACATCTTCTAGTGGAACATTTAATGTTTCTGGAGGATATACTGTTGGTTCGCTAGATGTATTTTTAAATGGTGTTAAATTATTTGCTAGTGGCGACTATACAGCGTCCAATGGAACATCTTTTACTTTAACAACTCCTGCTCCCAGTGGCAGTGTTATAGAATATTTAAGTTTAGTACCTGGGACAAATTTTTCTAGTGATGGAGTTGTTGTTTCTAGTCCTGGAGCTAATAGATTATTAGTTAATGATGGTAGTACAAGTGGAATTATTGCGCAACCCAATCTTCTTTTTAATGGATCATTATTAGATGTTAGCGGTGAACTTAGAATCTCGGGAAGTGGAATATTTAGTCAAAATGTTATGATATCTGGCGTTCCTAATGATACAATAGAAACTGACTTGCTTTTAATAAAAACAGACGGAACTCTTGTAAAAAGATCGAGTTCGTTTATTGGAGAATCTTTTTCTGACGAATCTGTGATAAACGCATTGATTTTTGGCTAAAGGTGTAGTATTATATATAGGAAAACCTAACAAAAAGGCTAAAATATGAAGGATTTTTTAGTTACAGAGTACATTTTTTCACCTGGAATATCTGGAAATGGATATGTTGAATTTATTAACCTTGATGATTTTGATATAACAAGACTAGTTTCTATAATCAATCAAACTAGGGGAGTTATAATATATGCTACGGGATCTGTAGAAAAGGCATATTCATCAATTTCTGGCAAAAGAGTCTTTCTTAATTTTGCTACTTCAACACATAACTCTAACGACAAACTACAAATAGTATATAATAGTTCAAGATCATTAAAAATAACAGATAATGAGCAACAAGACTTAATCAAATTATTAAGCCGTTTAGTTAAAATAATGGAGAATCAGCAAGCCTGCGATTCTGCTCAACGTCAGCGTGTTACAATTGATGCTGGAACTTTACCAACAGTATCTGCCGTGACACAAATAACGAATGGACTACCAGCGGGAAACAATGCTATAGGAGCCATAACTAATGCTGCTCAAATAGCTGGTATGAATCAAGAACAGTATATTAATATTGCGCGTAATGTATACGCAAACTCAATAAGAAGTAAATTAGAATTTTCATAAGGAGATAATAATGGGATTAGTTAATAGTTTAAAGAAAGTTGTTGACTTACCAGTTTGGGAATGGACAAGATTTTCTCCAGCCGCGCCCGCTGCTGCTAGCACAAGTAATGCTTCGTGTAGTTGCACTGCTGACAACAATATTATTAACGAATCTAATGGTAGATATATCTATTATTTACTAGGCGCTGGCTCATTTTGGAGATATGATACTATTGCAGATAGTTATATGCAGCTGGCTTCTCCACCAAATCCTCCTAGAGATTCAGCAACTATGAGGTTTGCTGGCGCTATGGGTTATTCTGGTAAAGTATTATCAGCAACTTCTAACACTATTCGCACAGGACTTCCAACCGGTAAATCTGCTATAGGATTTAAAATTCGTATAGTTTCTGGCACCGGTGCTGGTCAAGAGCGCGTCATTACTAATGTTGATGAACCAGTTGTTGCAGATTTTGGAATAGCAACTGGCGGCGCAACAACATCTTTAACAGATACTTCAAAAAATTGGTTTGGTTCTAGTATCTCTTCCGACGTTGCCAACAGTGGTGCTTATACTGGTTCTACCGGAAACCATAATGGTTGGATTGGATATGTTGTTAGAACAACGCCGTTTGGTACTGGTCCGAACCAAGTGAGAAAAATTATCTATAATAGTAATCAAGTTTTAAATATTGGTGATATAAACATAAATGCTTATGAACCATTGAGTAATAATACTTGGACAAGTCCAGCCGCCGGAACTAACTATCAAATAGAAAGTAGTGTTATAACAGTAGATACTGCTTGGGATGTTCAGCCAGATCAAACATCAAAATTTATGATACGTTCTGGTGCCATATTACTTGTTTCTGGGGCAGGGGCAACACCATTTCACACTATTCAGTACTATGATGTTCTTAATGATGTATGGTATGCTTTACCGGCTATTCAAAACTTAACACTAGCATTACCAGCAGATAATAGTCTAGAAAGAACTACTGAAAATTCTAGCATCTGGTATAGAGGTATGGCTACTGGCGGATCAACTACCACTCTTGTAGATTCTAGTGCTGATTGGACACCAAACGAATGGGTTGGCTACGAGTTATTTATATTTAGCGGAACTGGCCGAGGTCAAGAAGTAGAAGTTATAAGTAATACAGCAACTACCTTAACATTCTCTGCTATTGGAACAGCCCCCGACGCTACCTCCAGATATGAACTATTAGGATTTGATGCTGGAACATCAACAGGTTCTAATAATTATAACACTTTAATAGACACTTCTAAAACTTGGACAACTAATGCTTGGAGAAATTATGCCGTTAGAATTGTTTTTGGTAAAGGTGCTGGTCAAGTTCGTAGAATTTTATCTAATACTTCAACAGCCCTAACTCTTTATAGAGGGTGGAGCGTTTTACCAGATAATACATCAGTATATAGTATTCAAGGTGATAGCGATACTATGCACATAACATGGGGTGGATCAGCACAGCATTTCCAATACTCAACGATGGGCGGAATAAATATGATGCACCTTGGTCGTTCTAGAGATTTTGGAGTTGCTTGCGTATTAGCGGCTTTACGTTCCGATTCTGCTCATAATATAATTGATGAACTTCCAATAGCATTAACGAGTTTAACTGGCACAACAACTATAACCGCCACTTCTACTCAGCCTCATAATTTAAAAGTGGGCGATTGGGTTTCAATTCGTGGAGTAACGAGCGCAGCAGCAGATCAGTATAACGTAACAGGTTTAGTGCAAGTTACTAGCGTACCGAGTACTACAACTTTTACATACGCTCCTAGTGCCGCAGGTTCTGGAACATACTCTTATCTAACTGCATTAGGGACAAATAATCTTTCTGATGCTAGCAAAGATTTTAGAGATAATCTATCATCGGCAAATACAACAACATTAACTTTTGCTAGAGCTACTCCTTCAAATATTAACGGGTGGTATGTTACTGGAACAAATATTACTCCGGGTACTAGAGTAACTAGTGGAGCAGGAACAACATCTCTTACTATACCAACTCAGGGAGGTACTCCAGCCGGTATTATTACATTTAGTCCTTGGGGGCCAACAACCGCTGTCACAAGTACAGTTTCTACTGGCGGTGGTGCTGGTGTGGCAACTATCACAATGACCGCCAATACTAACGCAAATATTAATGGTTGGCTAGTTTCTGGAACTAACATTCCTCCAGATACATATGTAATAAGTGGTGCTGGAAACACGGCGATAGTTTTAAGTAGAGCGTGTACTGGAGCAGTAACTGGCACTATTACTTTTTATCCTCCAGAAGTTGCTGGAAAAATATTTATTATTGCCACATCTGCACCGGCATTAACAACTGGTAGCACAACTAGCCAAGCATTTCAAGGTATTTCTCCTCTTGGTGGAACTATCGGATTTTTAGGTGGATCAATAACAACACCTATCCCTAGCGTTTCTAGATATATTGTAACAAATGCTCCAATTATTGGCGCTCAATCAGAAGGCAATGCTGCTCAACAGTATACTTATGGTGTTGCAACTGGTGGTACAACAACAACCCTTGTTGATGCTAATGCTGTGTGGGCAACTGCTACAGGTTCTGCTTCTGCTCAAGCAACTACCATTACTCTTAGTGCTGCTGCTCCGGGTAATGTTAATGGATGGTTCATTACGGGAACAGGCATTGCTACTGGTACTAGAATTATTGCTGGTCAGGGAACCACAACACTTACTCTTAGTCAACCAACATCTGGTGCTGTAAGCGGAACAATGACTTGTTGTGCTTTTGGGCCAAGCGGTGGATCAAGTTGGTTAGTAGGAAGACGTATTAGAACAATGACTGGTAATGGTGCTAATCAAGAGTTAATTATAACAGGCGTAAATCCATTAACAGGAACAATATCATTTGCTACAGCAGTGGCACCAGCAGCAAATACTATTTATACTATTGTTAGTACTCCAGTTAAGAATGTTGGACATGAACTATCTTGGGTTTATGGTAATGAAGGAATACATTCATTAAATAGAGGAAGATATTTATGGTGTGCCAGAGGTGGCGGTCTTGTTGGTATTGATAAGATAGATTTAACAACAGATCGTATAACTTATGTTCATACAGCACCATTCACAGAAACTTTAAGTACTGGAAGTTTTTATGCTTATGATGGTGGTAATAACATTTATTTTATTAAAGATATTACTCAACGTATTTATCGTTTAGATGTTAATACGGGATATATTCATGGCGCTGGAACAGTACCTTATACGGCAGGTACTGCTCAAATAGGTAATAAAATGGAAATCTTTACCACAACAGATAGATTAAACTATCTATGGATTAATAGACATGGAAATACTGAACATTTTAGAACCTTATTATTTTATTAATTTTACATGACACTATCACGAAAAAACGCAGTATTATCTCAGGTTATTAATGTTAGCGATAACGCTATTGGAGATACTATACTAATTCCAAGCGGTAATATTGTTAATCTTAGTGGCATTTTTACAGCTAATAGTGGAAATTTTATTAATAGTTTACGAGTAAATGGTACTGGAGTTAGCATCAGCGGCCATACCCATTTGATTTCTGATATAACTAATTTCAATATTAGTGGTGGATATGATATTTCAGTAACTAATAATAGTGGAATTTATACAATAGCTTCTACTAATCTGGCTCATGCTGATAGTCAACAGCCTCAAGGATTTATTAATAGAACTGATAGTAGAATTAGTGTTAGTGGAAATGTATTTAGGATAGAACCTACAGGAAGTTCATATAGTTATTATAATAAAGGCGTCAAAGTTGTTAAAACTAGTGGTGATAGTTTAACTATACCAAATCTTACTCAAATTAATTATATTCATTTTGATACTGCTACTAATCAAATATCAAATAAAACTACAAGATTTGATTTTGATATTGATATTCCTATCGCATATGTAGCTTGGAATAGTGGAGTTGGCCCTAGTGGACAAATGACTTTCTTTGCTGAAGAGCGTCATGGTATTGTGATGGATACTAGTACTCACAAGTGGATTCATAATACTTTTGGTGTGCAATATGTTGATGGTTTGAGTATTAGTGATTATGTTTTAGGCGGAAATGGGTCTAGTAATAGTCATGCAACTATATCAATTGGTAATGGTACTCTTTATCAAGAAGATATTGAGATAAATATTACTGATAGTTCTAGTGCTGATCCGTTCTGTCAAGAGTTAAGTCCGATTGCTCAAATTCCCGTTTATTATCATGAAGGAACTACTGGTCAGTGGGTTAAGAATACTGCCACGAACTATCCTGTTAAATATGATGCTAATGGGCCACAATATAACTTATTAACTGATGGAACTTGGACAATTCCTTACGTTAGCCCCGGTGGACAAACAAGATACTTTGCAGTATGGATTCTCGCAACTAATCAGATTGATGATCCTATAATTAGTATTATGGGTCAAAGAATTGATAGCAATCAAGGATCGGCTGAAAGCAATAACTCTTGGAGTGATGTTAATCTTACTAATCTTCCATTAAGTGAAGTTAAACCTCTTTATCGATTAATATTTGCTGGAGATAGTGATTATACAAATGTTCCTAAATGTACTTTACTTAGTATTCTTGATATACGAGTAGCCGTAATTAGTACTATTGCTGGAGTTACTCAAAATGATCATGGAAATTTATTTGGATTAGGTGATGATGATCACTCTCAATATTTACATGTGGATAATGCACGAACAGTTAATGCAATTCATAACTTCGCTAATGGATTAACCGTCAATGGTACTGTGGTAAGTGTTAGTGGCCATACTCACTCATCATCAAACATTACCGATTTTGCTAGCAGTGTTAGTGGACTTCTTCCCTCAACTTTGGTCTATACTACTGGTAATCAAACTATTAGTGGGATTAAAACATTTTTATCAGAATCTGTGTTTAGTGGAGGATTAAGTTTATTTGCTAGTTCTAGTTCTACTTTTGGATGGATTCCTATTTTTGATGGATCAAATACTCCTGACGTTTCTTCTCAATCATTATTATATATTACTAAAGAAAATTTTAAAACTGATTTAAGTCTTGTTTCTACTGATATTGGTGATTTTAATGATGCTGTTGTGGCCCAAATACCTACTAATTTAGTATATACAACTGGCAATCAAACTATTAGTGGTATTAAAACTTTTAATGATACAATTTTTGCTTCTACAATCAGCGGAACTGATCCGGTAACTATATCATCATCTACTGCTGGTATGATTATTAATGATATTACCATTTTTTTACAAAATAATACTCATGTAGATGGCTATTTAAGATTAAACAATGAAACAGCAGATACTATTGCAATATTTAATAATGATAAAGATATAGTATCTTTAACTTCTCCAACATTAACAGAATTAAGTTATGTTAGTGGTGTTAGTAGTAATATTCAAACCCAATTAGATAGCAAACAGGCCACGCTCACGAATCCCGTTACTGGAACCGGAGTTGCCAATCATATTCCCTACTGGAGTAGTACCAGTGGTTTACTGGCTGATAGTAATCAATTAATTTGGGATAGTACTAGTAATAGATTAGGAATAGGAACATCAAGTCCAGCCAGCCAACTTCATGTAATAGGAAGCGGTATATTTACTAGTGGCTTATTTATACCAAATAACGTTTCAATTCGTAGTTCTACATCCGCAGGTTCTGAGTTTAATATTATTCGTTGTGATACAGCAGATAATGTTAGAATAGAAAGACCTAGCGCTTCTTCAGATACCTATATCGGTTCTTCTACTGCATTTATACTTAAGGGTAATGATAGAGTTGGCATGGGGCATGTTAGCCCACTAAATAGATTAGCTGTCAATGGTGCAGCAACTATTGGTGCAAATTATAATGTCTCTGCTCCTACAAATGGGTTACTTGTCGAAGGGAGTGTCGGAATAGGAACAAGCACTCCTAGTGGTCAACTACATGTAATAGGAACAGGACTTTTTAGTGGCAGATTAGGAGTAGGCATTAGTGGTTTCCCAACTTGGATATCCCAAGCCGTAACGCCTCATACTTTTGTTCATATTAGTGGCGCTAGCGGTCTTTTCCCTGATGTTAATGAAAGAGCCTTTGGTTCTTTATTGAGATTAAATAGCGGAGGTAGTACTAATAATCCTAGAATAGATTTTAGAATTGGTGGTCCTGGAAATTATGATAATCAATTTTTTATATCCAGAAATGGTACAGACGTTATTGGTGTTGATAATGCTAATAAAATGTTTTTACCAAACGGCTTCAGTATATTAAATCCAACTAATAATGGCGAAGGAAATAATGCTTCAATTTATTCCTTTAATGACGCTGCTAGTTGGATAACTTTGGATAATAATACTAGATCAATGATTATAGGTTATAGGGGTAAAGGACCGGGTGATCAGTATATAGATGTAGCATCTTCTGGTAGATTAAAAATTTATAATTATTACTCAGAAGTTGCTACTTTTGATAATAGAGGAAGATTTGGCGTAGGAACCACAACTCCAAATGCCCAAATTCACGTTATTGGAAGTGGAATATTTAGTAGTGGAATTAGTACTAACGGAGATATAAGATCAAGTGGATCATTTATAGCCGGATCTGGTTCAGCGTTGCTTCCTTCATTTGAGTTTATTAATGATTCTGATACCGGATTATTTAGTCCAGCATCAAATGTTTTCTCTATTAGTACTAGTGGCATAGAAAGAGTTAGAATTAATAATGTTGGAAATGTTGGCATAAATACTACTAGTTATAACTTCATTAATAATACAGCAGAAGATACGGCTAAATTATCTGTAAATGGTACTTTATGGTGTCATAATAATTTACAAATTGGCCCAAGCGAAAATGGTTACGATTATTCCTGGATAACAAATGGAACTGCCATATTTAATGTTCTTGGAGTTGGAGAAAAATTAGATGCCCCTGGTAATTCTGTAACAATGGATACCAATGGATTGATAGTTAATAATGCTGGAGGAACTGCCGGAACCGCCTGTGAATTGCTTGGTGACTATGGGGCTATCATCACTCCTACTTTAAAAATTGGAAGCAACATAGCCGGAGGCGCCACATTATTATTTGATATAGACTCTAACACTATCTCCACGCAAACTGTAACAACAACAACCATATTGTCCTCATCCAATACTACACTATGGACTATATCTATACCACCCTCTTCTGCCAAACACTTTAATTTAAAAGCTAGCGTATACAATGCTACAAATTCAGCCACAGCATCATGGAATATTACAGGATTAGTTAAGAGGGTTGGAACCGGAAATGCTGCTATTGTAGGAACAAATATCACAGACAAATGGAACGATGCCACGTTTAATACATCTACTTTAACTATTACTGCATCTTCTACCAATATAATTGTTCAAGCTTCTGGTTTTCCAGCCAGTAGTTCAACAGTTAATATGTCAATAACTTATGTATAAAAGGAGAAAATTATGAGTATTTTAGATGCAAAACCTGCTTCAGAAATTATAGCATTAAATATAAAGAATACTGCCAGACAAACATTTCAATCCATGGTTGATTCTTTTAATAATGGGTCTAAAGTTTTTTGGAATAATCCGCGAGCAACTCCGTCAGAAATAGCATCAGCATTAGGAACTGACGCTAAAGAGGTTTTTTTGCTTCATTATGCCCTCGGTCAACTTATTGACAATATTAAGCCACAAGCTATATCAGAAGGTTGGAGTTTAATTGGCCAATTTAGTATGAATGAAGATGGCACAGTAACCGTTATTACGCCAACACCAGAGCCAACACCAGAGCCAACACCAGAGCCAACACCAGAGCCAACACCAGAGCCAGAGTGATTTAAGGCCGTTGAGTGTATTTGTTATTATATACTTTTAATAGATAAACAGAAAGGTCTCTTTATGGCATGGCAAGATGAGTTAACTATTGTTACCAGAACGCTAGTTAATGACCTTAATACACCATATGAATTTAGTGATTGTAGAATTCAACAAATATTGGCCGTGGCGGCAAAATATGTACAATTTGATGTAGAATTAGGTCAAAAATATATTGTTGATGTTGTTTACAAAAATATTACTCCTGATCCAGTTGATAATGGCGATGAAATTTTTACAAGTCTTATGTGCTTAAAGGCTGCGTGTATTATTGATCAAGGAACATTAAGAACCAAAGCTGCTATGGAAGGCATCAGAACAGCGCTAGGCCCAGCTAGTTTAAGTTTTGGTGGTAGTTTAGCAGGCTGGCAGTCTATTATAGACCACGGCGCCTGTGCCATGTATGATGAATTAACAAGTCATTGGGATGTTAAAAATGCAACAGCTTTTGCTGCTGTATTATCTCCGTTTGTTAGTAATAAATTTGATCCACGATATATGAATATTGGTCCTTTTAGAAATCTAGGGAATAACGACTTTTATTCGTAAGTAATATATTATGACATATCCTAACTTTTCTAATTTACAAAGCATTTATAATAAGCAAATGGATTTGCTATTGAGTAATACCGGCCTTACAACAAAATGTTTATTAAATTATGGTGTAACCAAAAAAGAAATTTGTCCAAATTGCATATACGATCCTTCCTTAAAAAAATCATCTAATAAATATAAGAATGGCGGCCCAATACCGTTTACTCTTGGTCAACTCTGTCCTTATTGTTATGGAGTTGGGTGGAGCGGAGAAGAGAAGACTGAAACTATTTATTTAGCTATTATAGCTGATAATAAAAAATGGATTAATGTACCTCACAATATTGCTATAGCTGATAATATGATACAAACAATATGTAGTAATATATATTATGATAGTTTAAAACAATGTAAAGATATGACGGTTATATATAATCAAAGCGGCAATAATCCTAAATATACTTTATATGCTGATCCTACTTATGCCGGATTGGGTGATAATAAATATATTCTTTGTATGTGGCAAGACTTATGAAATTTTCTTTAAAAATATTAGAATCTGAATCTCAAATACAAAAATCAATTTTAGAAGCTTTGCTACCATCGAGTAAAAAATTTATGAATGCAAGTATATCTAAAATTAAAGCAGAGCTTCCTTATGTTGTATATACAGCTATAGCATCTAGACCAGAATACAATAGTCTTATTAGTGGTCAACTAAGATTAGAATTTGGTATCCCTGATGCAGGAATGAGGGTGTCGTCGATAATAGATAGTTGGATATCTAATATTGTATATCAGTATAATGAGCCAGCAATAGTAGGAAAAAAAATTAAGAGCTCATTTTCTGCTGAATTAATCAAGGTAGATTTTGCTGATGTTTTAGGGATGCCAGAAGCTAATGTTGTTGATGCAGTAAATAATTATAGCTTGCCGTGGCTAAAATGGTTATTATTAGATGGGTCTGCTATCATAGTAAAAAAGCATGAAGTATTTTTTGGTCCTAATATAAGATCTAGAACTGGTGGGGCAATTATGAAATCTTCAAATTCAAGTTGGAGAGTTCCATCAGAATATGCTGGTACTATTTCTAATAATTGGATAACCCGCGCTATTGAAGATGCTTCAACAGATATAGAGAAACTTTTAGAAAAGGCATTTTTATGAATTGTAATCATAATATTGTTTTTAAAGGAATCAATAATATATCTGAAGATTTGTTACTAAATATTTTAGAGAGCAACTTTAAAATGTTTTTTGATTGGTCTTTTCTTAATATTGGAGCATGGTTTGATGCCAATATAGTAAATAGTGGAACTATTTATGGTAATTATAATCCACCAGCCACACTGCTATTAGTCGATGATCCATCATATAATATTGGTCAAGTGTGGCAAGGTATTAGAAAAGACTGGGTTTGGGAAAGTGGTATTATTCATAACAGTAATAGTCCAATTAAAATTAGTGGTTTATTTATTAACAACTCATATATACCATATAATAGTGGTAATTTTATCATTAATTATCCTGACGGACGTATTGTTTTTGATACAGCTATTAACAAAACTAGCACTATAAAAATCAATCATAGTTATCGTTTTGTGCAAGTTTATAGAGCTAGTGATAGTCCATGGTTTAATCAATTACAATATCCTAGTTTACAAAACAATAACGAAGATATAAAACAATTAGGTACAGGAGAATGGTCAATAGCAGGCAACCATAGAATACAATTACCAGCAATAGTTGTTGAGAGTATTCCAAGATCAAGATCAAGACCGTATGAATTAGGTAATACAAGCTTATGGTTAGAACAGGATATTGCTTTTTATGTATTTGCAGAAAATAAAAACGATAGAAATAAACTCTTAGATATTTTACGTCTGCAACAAGATTTAACTATTAACCTATACAATACTAATAGTTTAACACAAAATGACGATTTTCCATTAGATCACAATGGTGAACTGAAAAATAATCCTTTAATGTATCCAGATATAGTTAATAAATATCATTGGAATCAGTGCTTTATTAAAAATGTTAGTTTATATGAAATGGATTCTGTTACACCCAATTTATATAGAGGAATGGCTAGGGCTACAGTAGAGGTTGTTTCTCATAATAATTACTCGGTCTATGCAGCACCAACAGTTACGCCCACGCCAACACCAACGGTTACGCCAACGCCAACACCAACGGTTACGCCAACGCCAACACCAACGGTTACGCCAACGCCAACACCAACGGTTACGCCAACGCCAACACCAACGGTTACGCCCACGCCAACACCAACGGTTACGCCAACACCAACACCAACGGTTACGCCCACGCCAACACCAACGGTAACGCCCACGCCAACACCAACGGTAACGCCAACACCAACACCAACGGTAACGCCAACACCAACACCAACGGTAACGCCAACACCAACGGTTACGCCAACGCCAACACCTACGCCAACTGGTACCGGATGTTTTATTCCTAATAGCGTAGTTAATGGCACCGACTTAGTTTTTAATAGTGTATATTATGCTGATACATTGCCAAGCTCGGATATAAATCTTTTCCCTTATCAATATGTGTGGACAAATTCATATTCTGGTATACAAACACTTGTTTTAAATATAACTAATAATGCCTCCATAGATATTCAAGTAAATGATAAAATATTTTTTGGTGATACTAACTATCCTTATATTTATAATATAGCTGCTATTTCTTCCGGAATAAGTGGAGAAGGCTATTTAACAGCTAATGGTGTTACTATAACAGAAGCTTCATATGTTCCATGTGGAGATGGCGGCGTTGGTTGTCCTCCCGAATATTATACTTGTTGTCCATCAGGCACAGAGTGCTGCGGTGCATCAGTTTGCGTGACTTCTGGTGTAGTATATAATCCATGTGCCTACATCAATACTTCAAATTATTATATCTTAACTTTAGTGTGCGATAGTGGAAACGGTCATACCAATCTAACAGATGGTCCATACTTAAGCTTAAATAATTTACGTGTAGACGAAAACGATAATTGCTTAGTTGATGTAATAGTTTCTGGTACCATTTATGATTCTATTTTTTCTCCAGATCCACAAGTAAGTATTCTTGGAGAAGCGAAGGTTGATGGAAGTCCAAGTGGAGAATGTGACTGGTTTGATTTTTATGGAGGAATTACTTACACTGTTAGTAATACTGGTTTACCAAAGACTATAGTTGGTTCAGGAACCAAGATTATATCTAATGCTATTGCTGATTGTTTATGGGCGATAGACGATCAGGATAGTCCTATGGGTATGTACTTACCTGCTAGTGGCTATGTTCGAACAAGATTTTTAATTGCTGGATCATTATCTGTATATTCAAATATAGAGAGAATCCCAGTAAACTGCTATACTGATTGCTGGTGCGGTCAAAGCCTAGCCGGCGTTCAGCTCCAGTTTTTCGGCGAGTTGTTCACAGTCGGAAACGAGCCCAACGACATTCGAGGTGCGGGTAGCCAGCGATGGGTGTATACGGACTCCGGCACATCTCCCAATATCACATTTGAAGTCTTCAACGAGTCCTATACGGAAACGTACTACTTCGCATCCGCAACCATCTCGTGCTCGCCATCGGAGACCCCGGAAACAGTTGCCGACAAATGGCTGCTGACAGTTTCCGCGACGTGTTCCACATGGGACGACGATGGAAACGGCGGGCGTGAGGTAGTTGAGCAAACCACGAAGACGTGGGTTGGCGAGTACGAATGCTATGAGCACTGCGGACAGTTTTTGCCTGGCAACTGGCCGCCACTGCTGTTGCCCGTCTCTGTGGTGACCCCTTCCGGCCTTGGATCATGCGATGCGGGAACGTCCGGTCCGACAGTTTCCATACAATTCCCTCTATGTGAATGAACAGAATATATTTGAAATATTATTTAAGAGTATAAAATGAATTCTAAAATATTTGTACAAATTGCTAGTTATCGTGATCCAGAACTAATCCCAACCATCAATGACTGCATTAGCAAAGCTAAATATCCAGAGAATCTGATTTTTGGTATTTGTTGGCAGCACTCCAACGAGGATTTATGGGATAATCTTGATGACTTTAAAAAGGATTCAAGATTTAAAATTATCGATATTCAATGGCAAAATAGTAAAGGATTATGTTGGGCAAGAAGCGAAATTCAAAAGCTGTGGAATGGAGAAGATTTTACACTACAATTAGATTCTCATCATAGATTTTTACCGAACTGGGATGAAGAATTAATAAATATGATGAGTATGGTAGACTCAGAAAAACCTATTATCACATCATACGTTGGAATGTATTCTTCGCAAGAAAATAAAATACTAAATATAGAACCCTATAAAATGGTAGCTTCTAATTTTACCCTTGGCGGAACTATTTTGTTTAGACCGCATACAATAACCAACTGGGAAAGTTTAACTAAACCTATACCAGCGCGTTTTGTTAGTGGCCATTTTTTCTTTACTATAGGACAACATTGTGAAGAATATAAATATGATCCTAATATTTATTTTGCTGGAGATGAGATTAGTCTAAGTATACGATCATACACGCTAGGATATGACCTGTACCATCCCCATAAAACGGTTATTTGGCACGAATATACTAGAGAAGGAAGAACCAAACATTGGACCGATTTTAATGAACAAAATAAAAAGTCCGGATTGGTAGAAAAACCATGGTGGGAAATGGATAATGATAGTAAGCGAAGATTAAGGCATATGCTACAGGAAGAAGATAATAATATAGACTTAGGAATTTATGGACTCGGCAACGTAAGATCTCATCATGATTATGAATTATATGCTGGAATTAATTTTAAAAATAGATCCTTACATCCTGATACTATTAAGGGCGTAGATCCACCAATTAACGATAATAATGAGTGGTGGAATATATCTCTTACTAAATATAATCTAAATTTAGATATACCTCAACCAGAAGAAGAATACCAATTTATTTATCTAGGCATAGAAGACATAAATGGAAATGTTATTTTTAGAATGGATTTGACCGAATATCAGCCTATCGTTACTGCTAAATTCGAATCATTTACCAAACCATATAAATTAGTATATTGGATTTATAATAATAATTGGTCAACTAGAAAAGACTTTAATTTATAGACCTATTATTTCATTAATTTTGATTTTTTGTTTTTTTAGTGTATATCATTACAGACATATATCTTCTAAAATTTTACATTCTCTGAACAGTGGAGATTCCAAATGGCATCAAATAATCGTATTTATTATGCAATTCAACAGGTCAAAATCGGTAATGCTAGTACTAGAACAGTTGTACACGGCCTACAAAGTGTCGGTATAACCACTAACTTTAATCTAGAACAAGTATTCGAGGTTGGACAGCTATCTATTTATCAAAACGTTGAAGGCGTTCCCGATATTGAAGTAACTGTAAATAAAGTTCTTGATGGATATCCACTTGTTTATACATTAGCCACAGAAACAGGTACAGTAACATCTGTTAATCCTACTCTTGCTGGCCGTCAAAATGCTAGAGCAGATATTGAATTAGCCATTTTCCCAGATACTCAATTAGCTGCTAGTGGTAATACTCCACGAAATGTTGCTACATGCTCTGGCATGTATGTTAGTAGTGTGGGCTATACATTCCCAGTAGATGGTAATTTTACAGAAGATGTTACTTTAGTCGGAAATAATAAGCTATGGGGTACAACTGCTAGCGGAGGCTTTGATAATAATGATAAGCCAGCCGCTGCTGCTGGTGTTGGTCGTAGACAATTTATTGATATGACTAGTTCTCGATTTCCATCACAAATTCCAGGGATTAGCGCCCAAGGCGTTAACTCTGCTGTAACAAACAGCGGATTTGCTGCTCATTTCCAGAATATCTCAGTAAGTTGCGATTTTGGCCGTGAAGCCATTAACGAACTTGGTAATTTAGCTCCTTACTATCGATATGTAACATTCCCAGTAGAAGTTACTAGCGAATTTGAAGTTCTTGCTATTAGCGGTGACATGATTAATGCAACAGAAGATGGTTATTATGCTGGCCTATCTGGCACAACTGTTGCAAATGAAAATACAGATAAATGTGCTGGTCGTCATAATCTTCTTGACCAAACCATTTTCTTACAAACTTGCGAAGGTACCAAGATTCATCTTGGAACCAAGAATAAGCTTACTAGTGTGAATTATGCTGGTGGTGATACCGGTGGTGGAAACGTAACCATTACATACAGTTACACAACATTCAACGACTTTGTTGTTGCACATTCTGGTAGTTCGCAAACAGCTTGGTATAACAGCCTAACTGCTACTAACTATAATATTGGCTAAGTAATAATTTAAAGATAAAGACCTCGGAATCTGGATATTGATAGTGGATAATGGACAATATAACCCTAAATACATATTTATCTAGAATATTATCTGGATATTATCTTTTTGTCTATAAAAATAATAGATATAAATTAATATATCCAGACATAACTATAAAATATGAAGCTGATGTTTATGCTAATGAAGAATATATAAATAATAGATTTAATGATTGGATAAATCAGGACGATATTCTACATATTTTAATGATGATGGGAATATGGAATCCTTCGATGGAGCAAGAATTGAAGGGAATAAATAGTAAGATTGATGATCTGAAGGTTGAGTATTATAAAAGTTTTTTAAATAAAACAAAACTTAAAACCTTAAAAAGACAACTATCTTCATTGAAAAAAAGATACGATTTTTTGTATAATTTAAGACATTCTTTAGATCATCTTACTTCAGAAGGATATTCCTCTTTATTAAAAAATCAATATATTTTAGTATATAGTTTATATGATAATAAAGATCAAAATCTTTTTTCATCAATAGATGATGTTAATTTTTCATTATTTAATGCGTTGTCTAATATTATTCATGAAAATCTTATCCCCTCTGAAGCATTCAGAGAAATTGCTAGAAGCGATATTTGGAGAAATTATTGGTCTGCTAATAAAGAAAGAATATTTGATAAGCCTACAATTAACTGGAGCGATGAACAAAAAACTTTGGTTATTTTAACTAAAATGTATGATAATGCTTATGAGCATCCTGATTGTCCGTCCGATAGTATTATCGAAGATGACGATGCTTTTGATGGTTGGATGATAATGCAAAGAAAACAAAATGAAAAAGATAAAAATAAAAAAAGAACAGAAAGTTTATTGGGGGATAAATTAAATAAAGCAGGAGAGGTTTTCTTGGTGGCAAACTCTATGGAAGAAGCCCAAGAGATATATAACTTGAATGATGACTCTGCAAGACATACTATTAATGAAAGACAAAAAACTATATTAAGTAGCGAAAACCCCATTGATACAACGCAGTTACCTGATGTTCAAAGAGAGTTACTTAGTCAACAATTCCAGAGTCAAAAAGAGAGATTTAAGAAATGAAAGAAGAAGATAAATCACTAATATCCAAAAGATTTCAAACAACTATGATAGGCGCTATTTTTGAATTTGAAAATGCTTTTGGTTATTTATGGGGCCATCATAAAGATGAAAATGAACCACTAACTGAACAAGAAATAAAATTTGGTGATATTTGGGATAATGTGAGAAATAAAATACTTAATAACGGAAATAATCAATTAAGAAAAACAATTGCGGATTTGTCTAGATCAAATAATATTAAATATAACTATAAATTTTACAAACAAGGAGAATAAGTATGTTAACAAGATCTTTCAAGGCAGAGGTAGACGGTAAGAACGTTGAGTTTTTAGTTCGTTCTCCTTCTTTAAACGATCAAAAAGAGGCCACAAAGGTTTATAATCAAGCTTTCAGCGAAGCACTAAAAGCCAAAGCGGTTGTTAGAGCTAAACTTGATGATCTTTTAATAGATCAGGGTTTATGGGATGACAAAAAACAACAACAATTTAATGAATTACAAAGCAAGATATTGGAAGGCGAAAGATCTTTAGCAAAGGGTGGAATCTCATTAAATCAGGCCAAAACAATTGCTGTTGAGATGAGAAGAGATAGAGAAAAACTCAGAGATCTAATTAGTGTAAAGACCAATTTAGACACCCATACAGCCGAAGGACAAGCAGATAATGCCCGATTTAACTATCTTGTTTCAGCTTGTACGGTGTATAAGGATAATAATCAAAAGTATTTTGCTAGTTATGAAGACTATATTAATAAATCGTCTGAATTAATAGCTATATTAGCTGCACAAAATTTAGCTGGTTTGTTATATGGTCTAGATAGTGATTATGAAGAAAAGTTACCAGAAAATAAATTTTTATTGGATTATAAATTTGTTGATACAAAATTAAGGTTAATAAATAAAGAAGGTAAGTTGGTTGATGAAAACGGTCGATTGATTGATGAAAATGGTCGATTTATTAATGAGAATGGTCAATTTGTTGATAAAGATGGTAATGTTGTAGATTCTGCTGGTGATTATGTATTTGAATTCAAACCATTTATTGATGATGATGGTAATCCTGTCGTCTTGGATAATAAGAGTATAGAAAAGGAAAAGACAGATAATGCACCAAAACAAATCACCCCACCAGCTTCGTGATAAGATAACATATAACTTTTTAGTAAATCCTCATATGGTTGCCGTGCGCTCCATATGGGGATTTTTAATTTAATGAGGTTTTATACGTATGGCTAAAGCATTTAATCTTACTGCACAAATTAATTTAGCTGGGCCTAATAATCTTAAGCCTATTGTTTCAAAAATTAAAAAAGAGCTTGGTTCTGTTAAAGCTGACGTTAACTTTAAACTAGATCCAAAAGCAGCAAAGTCTATTGATGATGTTAAAAATAAACTAATTGCAATGAATAGGGTCTTAGTTAATGCTAAAGCTAATACCAATCAATTAAATGTTTCTCTAAGAAGTTTGTCTACAGCACTATCTTCTGTTAAAGGAGGATCTTCTCAAGCAGGATCATCATTACAGAACGTTGCTAAAAATGCTGCTGTAACGTCCAAAAATCTCAAAGTTGCATCATCGAGTATGGAAGAGTTTGGAAAACAATCGTTTTTAGCGATTAAACGATTTGCTGCTTTCAGTGTTGTTACAACAGGAATCTATGCTTTAATTGGAGCTGTTAGTAGTGGCTTAAGATCGTTTTTGGAATTTGATAAACAATTGGTAAGACTAGGACAAGTTACTGGAGATGGCGCTATTGCTCTATCAGGATTATCTAAAGAAATTACTAGACTATCTATTACACTTGGTGTTAGTAGTGAAAAATTAACAGAAGTTGCTGTTACATTAGCTCAGGCCGGTCTTAGTGCTAAAGAAACCGAACAAGCATTAGGGGCATTGGCGAAAACAGAATTAGCACCATCATTCGATAATATTATTGAAACTACAGAAGGTGCAATTGCTGCTATTAGACAGTTCGGTATTCAAACCAAAGACTTAGAAAGTGCTCTAGGTAGTATAAATGCTGTTGCTGCCGGGTTCGCAGTAGAATCATCAGATATTATTACTGCTATACAACGTGCTGGTGGCGCATTTGCTGCTTCAAGTACTGGTGTTTCACAAGGGACAGATGCCTTAAACGAATTTATTGCTGTTTTTACCAGCGTAAGAGCAACCACACGTGAAAGCGCAGAAACTATTGCTACTGGTTTAAGAACCATTTTTACGCGTATTCAAAGACCACAAACTATAGAATTTTTAAGAGAATTTGGTGTTGAACTTACCGATCTAGATGGTAAATTCGTTGGTCCATTTGAAGCTATTAAGAGATTAAGTGCAGAACTTAATAAGTTAGATCCGCGAGATTTGCGATTTGCACAAATTGTAGAAGAGCTGGGCGGGTTCCGACAGATCAGTAAAGTTATTCCATTAATTCAACAATTCGCCGAAGCTGAAAAAGCATTAGGAGTTGCACAAAGAGGAACATCTAGTTTAAGCGAAGCACAGGCTACAGCACAAAAATCATTAGTTGTTCAATTAGCTAAAGTTAGAGAAGAATTTTTAGGTTTGATCAAAACAGTAGGACAAAGCGATACCTTTCAGGCGTTTTTTAAAATAGTTATAGGTTTAAGTAGCGCTTTAATAAAATTAGCTGGTGCATTTAAACCAATCTTACCAGCACTAGCTATTTTAGGAACTATTAAGGGTGGTAAGGCTCTTACAGAATTTGCTGGTGGTTTTTTAGGTTCGTTTGGTAAAGGAGGTGGATCTAAAGCAGTTGGAAGTAATCTTGGTGCTTCTTTAACTGGTTCTGGAACCAGAGATACCGCAGAAGCAACAAGCAGAGCATCAGAAACTCTTAAAAATAATACATCAGCATTATCTACTTTAACTAAAGCTATAGAAAATCTTAATAGTACTATTAGTCGTAAAGGAACCACATTTAATAGTGGTGGCAAAGTTGCTGGTTTTGCTACTGGTGGTGTTGTTCCAGGAAGCGGTAATAGAGATACTGTTCCAGCAATGTTAACCCCTGGGGAATTTGTAATACGAAAGAAAGCGGTTGAAACTATTGGTACTGGTAATTTGCATAGAATGAATAAGTATGCTGATGGAGGAAGTGTATTTAAGAAAAAAATACCTGGCGCTTTAACCGGTATGAAAGAGTCTCCGCCAATAGCCTATGGAGATATATCTAAATTAAAAATAAATAACAGTGGTAAAGGAGCTATAAGAGGATATTTCTTTGAAAATTTTGTAAATAAAGAATTCGGTGTTGATGCTCCAGAAAATAAATTTCCAGATATACCAAATCTTAATGCTAGAAAAGGTCTCAAAGAAAAATTAGGATTAACTAAAGCACAAACTGGTAGAGACTTTAAAGCCGCTGAATTAAAATATAGATCCGGTATAGATGCAGACTTTAATAGTCAATATACACCAGAAAATACTGCTGTATTATATGCAATTAATAAAAATCGTGGTGGATTAATACAAAAATTTAAAAATGGTGGAATGGGTAAAAAACTTGGTGCTCGTAGCAAAATCAAAGAATTAGATGATAGTGAACTAGCTCAACTAAGTACTGATCAATTAATAGCATATGCTAAAAAGCAAGCTTTTGATATTTTCAGTACTGGTGGAGCAGGAATGGCCATAGGAAATGAATTTATTGAGGTTCCAAAAGAAAGAATAATTCCAGAACTAGACAGTGAACTAGTGAACTATATGGGTAAAAGAGGGTTCTGGAAAGAAATAGTAGCGCCATTTGGAACCCCCAAAAAACAATCAGCAAGAGCAACATCCAGACTTGGTAGAGAAGCTGCACTAGCCGCACAAATGTCAAAACAAGCTGACGAGGTAGCAGCAAGAGAGCAACAATGGACAAGTATTACAGACGGCTCCGCCATAGATAATTATTTATTAAGCGCCCTACAAGATCCTGTACTTTCTGACTATAAAACAGTAAGAGCAGGAGGATCGTTGTCTAAAACTTTCCACAATACAAGACTAAGGCAATCTGTTAATAAAGCATTAGAAGAATATGATGACTTTGATTATTCTGGTAAAAATTTAGATACTCTAATTAGTAATTTTGCTGCTAAAAAAATGGCTATCGGCGGTATTGTGCAAAAATTTGTTGAGGGTGGAGTTTCTACAACCAGTAGAATTGATGATAGTATTTTGGAAAGAATTAGAGCTCTTGGTGGTCCTACTAGTGTTAAAGATTTAGCGCCAGCAGCAGTAGCTGAAGCTGTCAAGGCTTCTGGCGTTAGAACAAGTAGTAAATTATTAGATAGCAGATCTTTAAGAGCAGATTCCAACTCTGGAAGATTAGCTCCATTTTTAGAAAAGGTATTAAGAGAAGCAGAAGGCGTTAAAAAAGGTAAAGAAGGGGCAGCAAGAAATCAACTTGATAGAAATATGAGAGCGGCAGCCGGTGGAGCCTATCAGTTTGGTTTAGTTAGTTTATTTGGCCCTAATGGTCAGTTAGGATATGAGAGCATTAGTGATGCCAGAGAATTAACAGGTAAGAATGGAGAAAAATTTCTTACACAAGTTGTTAGAAAAAGTTTACCAACAAGATATGCTGATGCTATTAAATCTATTCAAGAAGATCTTGCTGGAGTCTCGGTCAGAGGAGCAGAAAAATTTCAATATACTGATATTTTTGGTACTGGTGGACCATTAGCATTTGATTTTGATGACACTCTTGTCAAAGGAGCAGATATTTTTGCTCCTAATGGTGGAATTGATATAAGAGCATATAATGATCTGGAAAAAGTAAAAGAGGCTTTAGCTAATGCAGAATTGACTTTGCTAGGTAAAGAATTATCAAACAGAATTACAGATTATCCACAATTAATGGATAGTATTAGAGTTCTTACAGCGCGACCGCCGAGTAATGCTCCATTATTAGCAGCTAAATTAGCAGAACTTCAACTCCCAATACCAGAAAGCAAAATTACTGGTGTTACTGGTGGATTAAATAAAGTTAACAATCTATCAGAGATGGAGACACTCATAGATGATAATTTACAAAATATTGAAGCTATTATGGGCGCGGGAAAGAAAGGATATCTGTACTCTGAACCAAAAGGCATAGATACAGGTAACGCATCATCATCTAAAAGTATGGCTGTTATGCAAGGGTATGCTCTTGAAGAACTTGTTAAATCTTTAGGGGTGAATGTTTCTTCAGACGATGCTGATCCTAATAGACCAATAGATTTTCCGAAAGGTCTAGGTCCCAGTGCTAGCAAATGGGGAATTAAATCAACATTACCCACAGATACTAAACGAACAAATGATAGTAGCGCACTAACCAGACTTTGGGGTGAAGCACAAAGATATTTTATTGAAAAATTTGCTTTTGGAGGAAAAGTTGGAGAGTCAGAGTTTGAAAAAATTAAAAAAGAAATTTTAGATAAATATCCAGAAATGAATTTTAGAATAAGTAAACGTAAAAGAGGTTTTGGTTATAATATATTAGGTGGCTTAAAACAAGAAGGAAATAATGTTGGTAATTATGCAGATTTCAAGCAGGCTGGTAATCTAGTTCAATTACAAGAGATGGCCGACTCTATGGCTTCATCTCTAATGTATGATTATGGTCCAAATATCGACCCTTCGCTGTTAAAGAAAAGAAAAAAATTTGCCAACGGAGGATCGCCACAAGATACTGTGCCTGCTTTGTTAACTCCGGGCGAATTTGTTATCAATAAAAAAGCTGCTCAAAAAATTGGTTATGCTAAACTTCATAAGATGAATAGGGCGGATAAAATACAAGGATACAATAAGGGTGGTCCAGTAGGATATGTTCAAAGATTAGCTAGTGGTGGAACAGCAACCCCAGAAGTTATAGCGGCTTTTGAAGATGCAGCAAAAAGAGCTGGCATTAGCTTAAAAGCTTTTGAAGCTCAACTCAAAGCACAAACAATAAACAATGCTTTAAAAATAACACAAGAAAGAAAAGAAACAAGAGCTAATCTTAGAACTGATATTTTGAGAACATCAGCAAAAGGTTTAGGAGATAGAGAATCTCGTAAAGCATTTGCTAATAGATTATCAGAAAGAATAAAAGAACTTAATCCAACAGCTAAAGCAACAGATGTTAATAAAGCAATTGGTGAAATTATTAAAGGAATTAAAGCTGGCAATTCACTGGATGATATGCTTAAAGCAACAACAGCATCATTAGGGCCTCTAAAAGAGGCTTTTAATAATACTATAGATGAAACAGAAGCATTAAAACAAGCACAAGAACAATTGTCTAGCGAATTTGGTGGACTAACAGACGCTGTAAAGGCAACGACAAAAGACTTAGAAATAGCAGAATACAAACAATCAGGGCGAGCTGCTCAAGACTTTGGGCTGGTTGGAGATTTAGCTCCTTCATTAGCTTTAGAATTTAAAAAATCAGCAATAGGAGCTAATATTTTTGGAGGAGCACAAGCATTTAAAAATCTTGGTATTGATGGACTTAACGATGCTCTTGGTAAACTTCCTGGTCCTTTAGGAGACGCAGCAAAAGCTATAGGTGGTGCTCCAGCTATTATAGCGGGTGGATTAAGTATTCTATCAGATACTATTAAAGAAAATAAATTGTTTGGTACCAGTGAAACAGGAGCGGGGGTTATTGGGGCTATAGGAGGGGCAGGCTCTCAGGCTTTATCATTAGGTACATTAGGCCAACAACTTGGTGGAGAAATAGGTGGGGTTATAGGAGTAATAGGGGGAACAATAGCGGGAGCTATAGAAGGATTTTTAACTGGTGTTCAAACACAAAAATTAGAAAATTCTATGGGTAGGCTTAATGAAAGTATAGATGTTGCTAGCAAGGCTCTTGATAATCTTAGTAAATATGATAATGAGGCCAACTATAAAAATGCTTTAAAGGCAGTAGGAGGTATACAAAATAATATTGATGATTTATCAATTCAGGCACAAAGTACTTTTGGAGAGAAAGCAGCCTCTGGTGGTGCTGGATTGGCAACAGGTGCTGCTGTTGGAGCAGCCGCTGGAGCCGGAATTGCAGCAACAGCCGCAACAACAGGCATAACAGCTTTAGCCGCATCTATTACCGGATTTTCTGCTGTGGTTCTTAGTGGTGGAACTATTTTAGTTGCTGCTGGTGTAGCTGCTCTAGGATACGGCATATATAGATTCGTTCAAGGGACAAAAGATATAGACAATCAAGCTTTGGAAGGACAGCTTAAGGCTGTTGAGAATTATGTCAAATCGGTTTCACAATTAGCTGAAAGAAAAATTAAACTATCTTCAATAGAAGAAATTAATGATAGTATCAAAAAGTTTGAAGAAGCAGCAAAGAACCCTGCTGCTAAACAAGCATTAGGAGAAAGAACTAAATTTATTGAAGAGGCACAAAGATCAGCTTTGATCAACTCTGGTTTTGATATAAAGGGCAATCAAAGAGTTTCAGATTTTGTTGCAACTTCTGGTGGTGCTGATGTAGTAAATGCAGCCAAGAGAGCGGCTGCTATTAATTTAGCTACTACAGAGATCAATAGAAATTTTGCCGGAGATACCGACCGTATTAGAGAAGAATTAAAAGACCAAGAAAAGCTATATAGAAGAGGTTTAGAACTAGCAGCAGAACAAGAAAATCAAATTAATTTGCAAACTCGTATGACAGCAGTAATGAAAGAAGTTAATTTACAAACAGAAAGCATGATCGAAATTTTTGACAAAATGATCGCTCTTACTGAGAGATTTAATATTGAAATGGAAGCATCTCAAATAGTTGTAAATGAATTAGCAGAAGCTATGAGCGGTAATTTTAGAATTGGAAGTGTAAATAGGAGAGACGAGGCCATACTGGGTAATTCATCAGCTTATTCTGATACAGAATTTAAAAATGTTTTGGATAGGATTTCTGGACTTGTTGGTGGCGGCGATAATGCATCTAAACTTACGCAGTCACTGCAAGGGCAAAGAATAGTAGAACAAAATTTACCAGCTATATTAAGAAATACTAGTAAAGAAGACATTAAGGGCGTTACTGCACAACTAGAAGATTTATTTAAAAAAGCAGGATTATCAGGATCGGCAAAAGATAGCTTGTTAAAAGAAATTGAAGATTCTCTTGTTAATGAAACAACAAGTCGCCAAGGAAAAAGCTTTGAAGAACTAGCTCAAGAATTTCCAGCACTACAAGCCGCTATGAAAACATTTGAAACTGCAAATAAAGCTGCATCAGATATAGTTAAAGCCGCTAATGACCAATTATCACAATATGGTAATAATTTAGATAAAATTAACGAAGCTATGCAAAAAAGTTTGGAGCTAACTATCAAGGGAGATGAAATTAGATTAGAATCAGCAATGATGCTTGATGAGATCTATGGAAGATCACCAACAGCTAATAGAGCAGATATTGCCGATAGTAGAATTAGAAGACTGGCCGAAGCTGGTGGGGCTGGACAAACACTTGATCCAACAACAATATATGCTGAATTAACTAAAGTTAATAAAGAAATAGCCCAAAAAAGAAAAGCACAAGAAACTGCTAGTTTCCAAGAAGCTACCAAACTTATGGAAGAAGAAGCAGCTTTGGGTAGGCAGGCTAATAATCTTAGTCAAGCATTAGAAGAACTAGCGAATAATAGCGAGCGAACAGCTCAAATTATGAATGACTTCCAACGCTATCAAGGAACGGCGGCTAATTCTAAATCATTTGCACGTAGAGTATTAACAGCTAACCCTGAAGAAAGAGTACAAATAAAGCAAGAGCTACAAGCTGCTACATTAGTTGCCGATGCTATAAAAGGCGGTAATATCGAAGCTATTAGTCAAGCTAGTATGATGGATCCAGAATTTTTTGCAAAGGCTTTTGCTGGCTGGGATACAATGAAAGGATCATTAGGTTTACCAGAACAGGAACTCGTAAAGATTGAAAGCATACTTATTAAAGGTATGATGGGATCGTTACCTAATTCCGAAGAGATAATGAAATTAACAGCAGGAATGTTTGATGGCGAAAAACAAAGTTGGGAGAAAATTCTTAGCAATGAGATGGCAGATGCTTTTGCGTCAAAGATCAAAGAAGAAGAAGAACGAAGAATTGAGACAATAGATAAATTAGGAGAAGTTCAAAAAACAATTATTAAGTCATACTCTGATCAAAACATAAAATTGATTACTGCATTGCAAGATCTAACCAAGCAGCTTAATGCTGTAACAGGTACGCCAGCGTCTAGTGCTCTGCCTTCTGCCGCCGCGTCAGCTGCTGCGTCAGGGACTTTGCCCACTGACGCTACAGAATTTAGGCTTGGTCCAGAAGCTAATCCCTTTGTTGTAAAAAGTTTCAAAGATAGACTACAAAAAATATACAATAAACGTCATTTATTTGCAAAAGCATCTTCTGATCAACTGCACCCCTTTGAAAAAGATGACTACGAAACAGCAGTTGTTGAATTGAACAAAATCAAAGAAGAGTATAAAAATACTTTTGGCTCATTACCTGATTTTGGAGATGATTGGGATCAAGGTCAAATGAAATTATCAGAAGATTTGGCTCGCAGGGCAGAAGCAGCTCGTGAAGGCAGAGGACAGAGATATCCTGTTGCATCAACGCAAACTCGACCTATTGAAGATATGCCGCAACAGCAACAGCAATTTTTGTCAGAATACTTGAATGATTTAAAAGCATTACAACAAAAACAACAAGCTACAACTCCTAACGGCGCACCCCCAATACCAGCAAGAACAGCAACAACAGATACAACATCTCCGCCAAATACCGGAACAGCATCTGTTAATCTATTAACTTTGGATGAAAATACCAAATCATTTTTGACACAATTTAAATCTAGTATGGATAGTTTTGGTTCTTATGTAACTCGTATGGAAAATATTGCAAATAAACTACCAAAAATACCAGAAAGAATAGAGATGCAAGGAAGACACACAGTACAAGTTACAATCACTGGAGACAAAATCTGGAGCACATTAGAACCTCGTATGGTAGAGTTGATTCAAAAAGAAGTAAATAATAAGATGGCAAAAGAATGGAATAGAAGTGGTGGTGAGCTTGGTTCGTCTGGTGCAGGAGGAAGATCAACTTACGGAGCCTATCCAGTATAGTAATTTATGTCTAATATAGTTTTAACATATGATGGAAGAACCATAGTACCATCTCCGATATTGAGCATAAGTAAAGAGTTCATATATGCAAATGATGCTATTATTGGATATACATATGTTATTACTTTAAACGGTTTTGCATCATCTGTCAATCATAAATTTAATAATGAAGAAAGCAATTTAACTAATACTATTGTCTCTTTAAAAGATATTCAGGATACTTTACATAGAAATGGTAAAAGACTTATTGTAACATGTGACAATAATCTATTAATAGATGCACAAGGTGGTCAACTAAGGTCTTTTAATGTGGAGCCAACAGACAATAAATGGATTAATTATGCTAAATTTTCAGCATCAATAGAATTTAGTAATGTCTTTTTTGGAACAGGCTTTAATACAGAAATATCTCTTGATTCTAGCACTAGTGGACAATTTGCAAATGATTTATTAGGAATCAAAACATATAATGACAATTGGAATTTTGCTATTTCAGAAGAAGATATGTTTGCATATTATTCTAGAATAACACCAGAAGGAATATTAAATACAGAAGATTATACTAGAATTAATGTTCAATATACTATTAGCTCAACAGGAAAACATTTTTATGACGCAAATGGCGTGTTAATACCAGCATGGGAAAAAGCTAAAATCTTTGTTCAAGAAAAATTATATAGCCAAATAGCTATATTCAGAACTAATGGACCACTTGGAGCCGCCATATTCAATACAACATCTTATAATAGTAAAGATGTTCCTAATCATGCTAGCAACACCTTAGATAAAGCTTTATCATCTACATTACAAGCATCATATACACCCACCATATTACCAATATTGCATCAAAGTATTGGCCAACAATACAAAATATATAATGAAACAATTACGTGTGCCACATCAGAGAGTGACGGTACTTTTACAGCTACATATAAATGTGTGTTAAAAAAATACTCTACAATAAGTAATTTTCCCCAGGATTCAATACATACTTTTACTGTTTCGTATGATCAAACAAGAGATTTTCAAAATCTTGATAGAGTAATTTCTGTAAACGGCACTGTTGAAGGCATGATCCCTACAAACATACTATCTGCCGCGTCGGCTGGTGGTTTGACCACTGAAAGTACAGGCCAGGTATTTTCTTTACCATATAATGGATATTTTTTAGACACTTTTAATACTTCAGATGTTACAAAATATACATATGCCTTAAGAGACTTTATAGGATATATTGCAAAAAGGTCCACGTACAATTTTTATAGTGCTGACGATTTAAGTGATGCATTTAAAAGAGTTTTAGCTATTAATTATGCTGCTCTATTTCCTGACACAAATCCTCAAGCTCTACTTAATTGTGTAGACGGATCAGCAACTCTTTCTTCTATTCTTGCACTTCCTCAATCTTTTAGTGTTGACCATAATTATTCTGAAGGAAGCATAAGTTATACAGCACAATATAGTACAGAACGATCATGTGCTATGGAAAGAGGTTTTGAAACATTTACAGTTACAGAAAGTGATTCAGTGCCCACATATGCTGAATTTACAATACCCGGCAGATCACAAGGCCCATTAATACAAGATCTAAATACAAACAATGCTAAAAAAATAACTTTTGATTTTCAAGGCACAACAAAAAAGGGGTGTGTTACCGGAACACCTTTTTCTGTGGATTATAGTGGAATCTTTGCTGATGTTTGTAGCACAGACGATTATCTTAATATTCCTCAAAATGTATATTGCATGATACATGATACTGAGCTTAGACATCCTGAATTAATACCAGAAACATATTCGATATCATATAATCCTATTGATGGATCTTTTAGACTATCTAAAACATATTTGATATGCAGAGCAGATAGTCTGGAAGGATGTGAGGAGTAAAACTTATGTCACAAGAATTAATTACAGTTTATTATAATGATGTATTAATTAAAGCAATAGAAAATATTTCCTATGCGACTAATATGGATTATAAAAATGATTTGGTTGCTAATTATTATTATACTGTGAGTTTGAATGGATACATAGTGTCGCCACAACCTGCTGAACCAGAGCAAAATAATTATGGCATTATAAATATGATGTCAGATGTATCTTCTATTAAAGGCATATTTAGTACTAATGGAGCTAAATTAAAAGTTTATGCTGGAGAAAAGCTCATATTTTTTGCAGTAGACAGCAAGATCAAATCAATCAATTTTGCAGAATCGCCAAATAATTGGAGTAAATATATTCCTTTTGATATAGAAATAGACTTTAATCATTTACACATGGGCGAGGATCTTGAAGAAACACTTTCCAATGAAATATTGAATGGTGCAGATGACCCTGATTTAGCTGATAGGTTTCATTCTCCAAACATACTGAATATAGAAAATCATAAAATAAAAGATTTTAGTGAAAATTTTAGTATGGATATTAATGACAACGAAATATTTAATCAAATTAATTTAATTAATGCATTTGGTCAAGTGTCTAGTAAAATTACTAATAATTATTTTAGTATATCATATACTTTATCGGCAACAGGTAAGCACGATATATATGATGTTGGTGAGAATAAAACTACACTACCAGCTTGGGAACACGCTAAAAGATATGTTCATAGAAGACTCATTTATCAAATTGATAGTATGTTTGGGTCATTTTTAAGTATAGGTGGTCAAGGAACACTCGCCAATATACATGCCAACACTGGTAATGGTTTATTGGACTTGACGGATCCGCTTGGTGGTGTTCCAGCTTTTGGCATATATAATGAAAACTTAACTTTTGATGTTTCAGAATCAGATGGCACGTTTTCTGTACAATATAATGCTATTGTTAAAAGAAATTGCCCAGTTTATGAGTTTAATATAGGTTGCTCTAATAATACTTTACATACAGTAACTAAACAAATAAATAGAACCTTCAGTGCTAATGAAGAAACCAATTTAGAAAATCAAGAAATTACAGTTAGTGTCAATGGCGAAATAAAGGGCTTGGTTCCTGGTCGTGGTTCATATACATTAGCGCCTTTCGTTATAGCCAATCCTGATGGGCCTTATAAAGGAACATTTTTATTAAAACAAAATACACTTTATGATAAAAATGATTACGCTCAACAACTCTTAACTGGTAATTCTGTTGCTGGAGTCGTTGGCATTTTTGATCCTATTAGTTATGATCTTACAGAACAATATAAATTAGCACTAGGAATTACACCGGATTTATTAGCTGTTAATCCTAATACTATATTAAGACCAAGTAAAATGACCTTGACAAGAAATTATCTTGAAGGTACAATTAATTATAATGCTGAATATAATAATAAATATAATTGTTCAACGAGCCATTATGAGGTACAACTATCTGTAGAAATGCCAACACCAGTAATAGCTGAATTTGTTATACCTAATAATAATGTTGAATTATTAAATGATACTGTTTGTGCTAGCGGATATAGTGTTATTCAAAAATTAGGAACACAAACAGCTAAAAAAATTAGTGTAAGTATTAATGGTAATCTTGGTTTTGATCTTGGCAAGTGCTGTTTAGGAAGTCAAAGATTAGAAGCTGGATCATGCGACGAAAGTTTAGACTTATTAGACTTAAATTATTTTTCAACACAGGATTTTATAATTCCTTCAGGAGTTGTTATACCAATTATAGGAAATGAAATTACAGGAAATAATTACGTTCTAGTAAATAAACAAAAATCTACCACCTTTCCAAAAGGGGATTTTTCAATCACATTGGATTATATTTGTGCGGATGTTTGCGAAGTTGATTATTTTGAAAAAAGAACATAATAATTAGGAAAATTAAATATGGTTAAAAGTAATGATGCAGAAAATAGATTAACAGGTTGCCAACCTGGGCCGGGACTAAATGACGAAATTGTGGTCAAGCCTGTTGTATTTTTAGGCGCAACTGTATTATCATTTAATGCTAGTTTGGGTATCGGACCTACGCAAGAAAGCACCTTAAATGTAGAACTCGTAGAAGACTGCAAAATTCCTAATTCCGAAGATCCTAATCATTTTCCTAACGGCGATCATTTTTATGGAGCAGCTAAACTTGGAGGCCCAGTATTTTTTGATACTTGTGACGCTATAGGATCTCCATCAGGATCCTCCGGATGTTTTCACTTTGGAGGAATACTACAGAGTTATACTGCTCAACAAAGTTCTGCTGGATTAACTTTTAATGCTAAAGTAGTTGATCCAAGAAGTATATTAGATAATGCAGTAATTATTGTTGATAGTTTTTTACAAGGTCCTATTAAACATAGAAATTATTTTAATGCTTATTCTTTTTATGAATATAATATATTACCAACAGGAATTAAGTCTACATATCCTGTACCTACTGGACTAACAAAAGAACCATATAGAACAGACGATGTTACTCCACAAATTAGTGGAGCATCAAATGGAGCCAAATTTTTTCCAGCTGGTGATTTTGAAGATTCTGATTGTTCTGTTTTTGGAACAGCAGACAAAAATGATAGAGGTATGACAGGAAGAAAAGTATTGCAAGCGCTAAAGGACATGAAACCTCTTCTTTATGGACCAAATTATGGTGAACCATATAGACCGGTTTTGACAGGAAAAGATGTTCTGGTTGCTGCTGGAAAATTTAATCATGAGTTTAATGTATTTGAATTAGATATGAGCGGATTTCCTGAACCTCCACCATACTATCGAGTCTCTGGTCCATCAATTAGTATTCTTCAACTATTAACAGAAATATGTGAAGTTACAGGAAGAGAATTTATTGTTTGGCTAGAAGAAGGAGATCCTGGTGATCCGCCTATTATTAGAATACAAACAAAACTCATTGCTGAAGATATTAATCCAGAAGATATTAAAAAAACTATATTAAGTTTTAATGGTAGATCTACAGAGTTAAATTTTGGAGAAGAAATTCGTATAGACAAAAATAGAACTATGCTCTTAGGAGAACAAGAACATAATCTTATTGAGTCTACCGAAATCCAATTTTATTTTGGAGAAGATAGCAATGGAGATCCTATAGTTCCTGTTATGCAAACAGAGTGTGGTTTTGAAATTGTATTAGAAATTAATCAACTTAATAGTATTTTACATTGTCCTCTTTTTGATCCTGATCTTCATAGCGCTGAAGGCATATCACTAGATGATAAAGTATTAAAACGTAAAGTAGTAGTTTCAGAAGCAGATATTAGAGCAGCATTGTCTTCTAGTGAACTGTGGAAAGCTCGTGTAGGGGCAGTTAATGCCCCAAATAACGCTGCTATGAAGACAAAATATCCTACTATTAATCCAGATACCATAGATTTTAATACTGTTATCGGCTATAACTTTAAAGATATGATTACCTCCCAGGTTGCAGAAACATGCGCCCAGTGGGGAATTGGCGTTGCTTCATTAGAAGCTTTGGCGCGTCAGAATAATTTTACAGTTAATGGTCCAAAGGGTATGGTGGATGCGGCTCATAGCGCTAATGGAATATATATTAATAGTTTAAAAAATAATAGAGCATTAGACTTGGATGCTATTTATGATTTTATTCAAAATATTGGTAATACATATTACGGTAAGCAATATTTAGTATCTTTACCGCCAGGAGTTTGTACAATTCCAGCAGGACTATATGATGAAAATTATTTTGGCATCGGTTCTGGAACAATTGCTGATTCTTATAGCGGAGTTTATGTACCTCCAAAATGCTCTGGTGAAATAACAGATCCGTCTCAAGTAGAAGGTAAAATATATAGAGAACGTTTATATAGTCATATTCCGACCAATGCTGGTGGCTGGGCAGAACCTTGCGTTCCGGTTCTTGGTTTGTACGAACCAGAACTTTCATTCTTTAAAGCAGAAGACTTTAGAGTTCAACCATTTGCAAGATTTGATACTAGAGATGTTAAGATAAGATATAATACTGGGTTTGTTTTCGATCCTGATGAAAAACCCCTATATCCTAATGCACCACCCAAACCTGCTGTAAGTACTAATCCTGCTTCTATCGGTATATTTGATTTTGAAGATCAACACGGTCAAACTAAGCCGACAGAAGATCCAGAAATAACTGTAGCAGAAACTGTTATTAAGGGGGTTTGCGGTGAATTAGATATTGGCAAACTTTCTATTGATGACTATCTATTAATTAGGACAAGTGGAGATGGTGGAGTTTGCGATCTACCAAAAGATGCTGGTAGCAACTATCCCATATTCGCTAGCGGGTTTAAGGTTGTAGAATCAGTATCAACTACTGGAGATATACCATTAAGTGTTTGGTTAAAAGCTGAAGTTGATGAAAAAATTTATATTCTTACGGATAAACAAAATATAAATTGTTATTCTAATGGAGAACCGACATTTGAGGTTGGTGTGGAATCTCCTCCAGTTGCTTGTTCTAAGGTTACTAAAGCTATTATCAAGTTTAGCGACCCCTGCTTAAAGAAATCGTGCAATTTGTCAGAAGCAGATTTTTACTCAGTATTTGAAGCATATGCTCAAGCTATTGCTGCTAATAGTAATCTTAGAGAGCCTCCTGATGAAAATGATGTTGATCAAAGTCAACAAACCAAAGTTAGAAGTAAACCGGCGCCAACTTTGTGTGGAATTCCTATAGAAAGTGGTTCTGTAATACCACGATCCGCTATTGATCTATCTAGTCTTAATAATAAAGGATATTGTCCTGCTGCTGATGTACCAACAGCGGTTTGTATTCCTTTAAGAAGTAATATTTCTGTTTATGGTCCTTGGTATAGTCCTAATTTTGGCACTAGCGCAGGAGGAATTAGCGTCGAAAAAGATAATGAATTAGCTCCATGGAATTATGGATCTAAAGTTATCATGAATAATATAGCAGAAGGACTGGTAAAGGAAGCACAGGTTAGCTTATCAGAAATTGAAACGGGGTCTATTACTCATCCTGGTATGCCAGTTTTAAGTCTAGGATTTTTAGATAATGGTCCGAATTTAACTAATGTTAATGTTAGTTTTGGTGGAGGAGGTATTACTAGCAACTATAATTTTCAAACTTATACTCCTAGATTTGGAGCTTTAAAAAATCTACAAAATCAACAACTTAAAGAATCTTTAAAAAATAGACAACGAGCACAAAGAATAATTAAAGATAGAATTATTAGAGAAAATAAAATAGATAGAAAATTAGTAAGAAAAGGAGGAGCAGGATCCTCAGCAGGAGACAATACAGAAGATAAATTAAGAGAGAAAGGCACTCTTCAAAGAGTTGTAATTGGTGAGATTTATGATTTTAGTGTTCTTAGAGAAGATAACGGTAGTGGTAATATAAGAGGATCTGGTCAAAGAACCGTAGTTGGTACAGATACGTTGGAAAAAACTTCTCTAGAGATGAGAGTAGACTATAACAAAAAAGCATTTATGAGCTGGGACGGCTTATTAAGTCCGGTGTCAATTAGTGGCGACGGTGACTTGCCAATGTTTTCTGTAAAATATACAGGATACTCTACCGCAATTAAATCTGCACCAATATCTCCTATGCCTCCTGTTAATGTGGTCATTAGTGGCCAAACAGGAATAATAGATATTAAAATTAATCAACAATATTTAAATCCTCTAACAAATAATTTTGAAGATCAAGCTCATCATCATGATGGCGCCGGAGCAGGACACGTTATAGATATTGTAGGAAGAGATAGTGGTGTTCCTGGTACTGGCATGATTATGAATTTTTATAGTCAACAAGATTGGAATAATAGGTACTGTGAAGATTATAGATTTTTAGGATTAAAAGGTCCACTAGTTTTACATGCGTGGGGTTATGATACTCAGGGTAAGCCTATTCCAAATGCTATTGACTCTGAGGACGATATTAAAGATAGTGGAATTTTTGCTAGTAGTGGATTAAAAAACCAGTTTATGCAAGATTGGCTGCACAAGCCATCAACGTGGCCTGTTGCTCCTGTAGATTTAAGATTTGATAGAGAGCGCGGCGTTTGGGTAAGTCCTCCACAACACAAAATTGTAGTTGCTCAAGCCACCCAAAATATAGAACCTTATGGTAGTGGTAGTGGTATTCTTGTAAATGAATATGATGGAAATGAATATGGTCAAAAAATTTATGATGCTGATGGTAATTTAGTTGCTGCAAATGATCAACTCAGCCAGGCCAAAATACAGATTGAAGATAGAATTGGTAATACTATTAGCGAAGGAGATAAAGCATATGCTTATTTCGATACTTTTAGTAGTAAATATTTATTACTTGGCGGAGGTGGTGGATCTACTATTAAAATAGGTAGATTTATGAATCAGTGGCCTTCGTTAAATAATGTTACCGAACCTATGAATGCTGTAAAAGATGTATATATATATCAATCAGCAAAAGTTTGTCCAGATATTGCAGTTGAGAACTATGATAACAAAGACTATTGTCCTTGGGTTTTACAACCTGTAATGGAACCAAATGAAAGTGGCACAATGGTTCCTAAAGTGGTAAAAGCTATAAATATTTTGGCTAATGTTGCAGCAGCCGAGTATCAGGCAAAATGGTGCATGCTTACCAAGATCGATGACAATTATTATCTTTTAGCAGCGGAGTGTTAAAATGTTTTTAGGAGCAGACAAATACAAGCATGAAGACTATAGGCATATAAAAAAATGTAGTCAGTGTGGAGATAAAAAATTAAGATATCTGGGTCTGTGGGGTAATACTCCGGGCTTGCCTCTTTGGCTATGTGGAAATGGCCATTTGGTCTATCCTTTCTACGATGAATTAAATGAATGGTTTACTTATGTAATATACGAAGGTAATATACCATCTTTTTTAATAGATGCTAATGTTACTACTATTCCTGGTGGCGTTAGTGATTATAATTGTTGTGAAATACCAAAATCCGGAGTGAGCAAAAATGTTCTTTATCCTTTGCCAGACGAGCAACAGTCTCAAGGAGATGAATATCCATGCAAAATTCCTAGACAATTAAGTATTGGAATAAATGGTATTTTAGGTGTTTTAGGATCTCGTAGTGCAATTAAACATGTTAAAAAAGCTTGTTGTCAACAACAATTATCTAGTTTTTCTCCTACTGATTGTATTTCTTATGGAGATGAAGATTTAGGACAGGTCGGAGTTACCTGTTGTAATAATAGAAACATAGGCTATTCATGCGCATGTAATGAATGGATATATAATTGGGTAGATGGTGCATGGAAGGCTTGTGAGTGTTCAGAAGAAGAATATCTGGCGTGGGATGAACAATATCCTGGTTGTGAGAGTGATCCAATAACGGGAGAAATTTTAAATTGGGAGATTTGTAAATATGCTGGTTTATGTAATTGGTTTAAGTGTGTTAAAAAATGCACAGAAACACCAGAATTTAATTCACCAAATATTGATTTTTATAATGCTCCAGCAGAATTTTGGGCTCCATTAAATTACGGTATTGATAACCTTGGACCTAGATGTGACCTACCACCAAAAGATAAAAGAGAATGTCAAACTTGGCCGATATGCTATTCAAACGATTATATAAATTGCACTGGTTCTGAAAACGCAGAGATAGGCGGCGCAAGCGGCTGCACAAAATGTAATGAAGCTATTCCTTTAGTTGCATGTCACGAATGTGGTACGTTAAGATGCTCTAATCAAGATTTAAAATACAGAGTTGAATGTGATATGCCGAATGAATATTTTACATATCCTATGCCTGGTATGGAAGGACTTTCTAATGCAAATCAATTGATGGCTTTGTTTGGTTTACCACATAATATTACGGCAATATCTTGTAGTGATATTGAAATAACCATTCCCTATGAAGCTGCAAGAGACTTAGATACTATTTTCCCTACAGATTGCGCTAAAAGAGAAGCACAAAGTAATATACCATTTATATTTAATGCTAAAGGACTCTATACTGGATTCAATACCGAGGTAAGACAACCCACTTGTTTAAGACGCCAAAGTCGTAATCCTGGTGGAGCTGTTAACACTGGAGATATAAGTAACCAAACTATAATTTTAGATAGGGTTAAGCCCTTTACAAATGCTTCTGATGCAATATGGGAGGAGGAAGATAAAAAGGGTCGCCCCGGCGTAACTGTTCAACCATTCATTAATCAAACATTCCAAGATTTAGGTTCTGATATAGAGCCAGAGATTATTGCTATTATTCATAGCGAGAGTGGTGTTGGTGGACAAGTAGCGTTTCAAACTTGGCCAGTTGCTTATGATGTGGACGATGATCAATTAATATCATTAGAACATCCCAACCCGGACAATCCAGACCAGTGTCGAAAATATTATAGACCAAAGGCTCGTGGCTATGGTATTATGTATCCATTTATTGATGATCCTATTTGGAAAACTGATTATAATTTTCCAATATTTCTTGCTGGTAAAAATTACAAAGTTGGAGATAAAATAGAATTTAGATTCTGGCAAACTTTAGACGGAGATTTTGATCCAGCCAATGACGAGATATTCAGAGAAGTAGTAATTGCTTCTGGTGTTGTTACCGAAGTAAATTCAGAAGGTGGTATACTATGGTATGAATTTTCTGGAACACCAATAGCAGGAGATTGTCCTTGTGCTCGTGATGAATATTGTGGATATTTATCATCTGCTTGTTATCCAGAAGATCATCCTAATACTGAAGATGGATTAAACTCTTCCGAATTTATCGATGGTGGATTTTGCTATCAAGGAGAGCCGGTTTGCGAACAACTTACTGAAGGTTCTGAATGCGATCTTGGTGATATTATATATGTACCGGGTAATTGTTGGCCACATCAAAGATCATGGGAATTAAGTAGTCCAGGGTATTATGGTAAAAGTTCTTGTTCGGGACTTGCTGTGGCTGGTCAACAAGCTAGATTAGAAAATAATGCAACAATTCCCGCAAAAGCAGCAAAATATTATTATTCATGGCTACCAGAACCTGAATGTTTTTTAGGAATAGAGCCCAACTTTTTAGAATATTTAGCATATGATAATACATATTTTTCATATGGTTATAATTTCAATGGAGAGCTTTTTTCAGCATGTAGTCCATTAGTTAAAATTTACAGAAACGAAATTACTCAGGGCTATGAGATCAAAACAAGATTTAATGACTATAATTTTGTTCCAAACCCATGTAGGAAATCAGATAATTTTGGCGACGCAAATACATTATTTGTTTCATACGCTGATGGAGATGGTAATATTGAGCCAGAAAACTCAGGACAAAACACCAGAACATTAGATAATTATTGTAGGGTTTATGGATTTTACCAGCAAAAACAATATGATTGTTCTTTAAGATATCAAGGCGAATATATAATGAGATCTCATGATGGTCTCGGATATAGTGCGGGGTGCGAGCCTAAAATTGGTCTTATAGATATTTCTTTTGAAAGAAAAGAAGCAAAAACAGATATCACAATAGCTGCTCCAGTTAATCAAGACTATATTATGCCAGAGTATTTGCCAGAGCCTGATTCTGATGGACTGGTTGAATCATATTTTCCATATTATCATGGGTCGGTAGAAAAATGGCAACTTAAAAATCCAAATATCAATTTTCCAGACCCGAGGAATAATTGCGAAATTAATTTAAGAAAATATTATGAAGCAAATGTTTTAGAATATGACTGTGATGAATTCTGCAATCCAGCTTTTGATGAGTTCGGATTTTTTACTGGATGGGATTGTTACTATAATGAATATAAAGAATATAATTATATAGATGTTTTAGGCAATAATAGACAAGGGTGGAGAACTAATTTTAGAGATTCTTGTGGATATCCGTGGGAAATGGACTGCAAGAAAGTTATGAATGAAGACTTTAAAGAAGTACCACCAGAATGTTATGTAGATGAAAATGGTGAATTAATATGTAATGATGTTAATATTAGCCAAAATGAAACAGAAACGGTGGACAAGTGTGATCCATTCTGTATGTTTCAAAATACATCAGCTATAATTGCTATAAAAGAAATAGAACAAGATACAGGCTGTCCAAACTCTAATAATTTAATAACTGATGGAAATAGTTCTTTTGATACTAAATGTTATGGTTCTGTCGCATATTCTCATAGAATTGTTTTGACTGGTACTAATATAGGGCTTGATATATACGGCAATGCAGATCCCTATGGACTAGAATGTGCAACATATGGTAATCTTAATGAAAATAAAGAAAATGTATTTACTATTTTTGCTTATGGCTCGCAGGATGCTGATATTAATCAGTTAAAGGCTAAAGCTGATGAATATTTAAGTATATGGGAGGCCAGATATGCTAGTATTGGTAGACCTGGTCTTCCTGGTTGGAGAGCATTATATGATGCAGAGCCTGACAATTATCCTGTTGATAATAATTTAAGTATGTTTTTCAGTAAAATGTTTGAGGTGGAAGGTGTTGCAAAAATAAGAGTATTATTTAATATATGTGACATGGCCATGTACACTGATTGTGATGCAATCGGAGGTATTGCAAATGAGCAGGATTTTATAAATTACCAATTTGGAGAAGGGTTAACTTCTAATGGATTAGGGGGTTCGGTCAAGTCTGTCTCCATTCTTAATCCTGGAAATGGATATGCTTTTGAAGTTGAGGAAAGATATGCCCCTACTGGAATAATCAATCCACAGGATATGATGATAACAATAGAATCTAGTCGTAAAAATAAAAAGAGAAAATCAGAAACATGGTCTTTATCAGATTATACACTCACTCATAGCGGAATAGGATATGAAATTGGACAAACTATACCATTATTATTTAATGATACAGATGCGATAAGAGATGGTGTAGGATATTTATCCTATCCAACTTTAGAAGTTACCAATGTAAATATCTCTGGACAAATAACAGAGACTCAAATTATTAATAGTGGAGAATATTATAAATGGATTAAAACCGGAGAGCATAGAGCCTATCCAATAAGTATAAATATTAATAACTATTGGGAGGGTCCTGATGGAGCTGTTGGTCTCGGAAAGCATCTAGAGTTAAAGCCAATAGTAGATGTTAAGCCAAGTAGCTATATAACAAAAGAAATTGATGGCATACCAACACAAGTATTGATTCCAAATCCTGCTTATGGAAGTATAGTTGATGTAAAAATAACCAATAGTGGTATGGATTATTTTTTAAATGGTAAATATTGGGTAATTAATAGTAATTTTCAACATATGCAGTTAGATCATTTGGTTGATCCGTGCAAATATGATGTTAATGTAGCAGACCCGAATGATCCTGTGATCAGTGGTATCGGATTTATAGACCTGATAGGAAACAGGTATGTGAATCCACCAATGACTATGAATGGAGGAAATGTTATCAAATGGTCGGATAAAGTAAAATCCTGGAACACGGTAATATATAGCGGTAATTGTCCAGTAGATCTTATGAAAAGAACATACTATATGGCATTAACAGAGGGTGTAGATTTGATGCCAGCTTATTGTAATGGTAGTGAATGTCAAGCTATTAAACAATCATGGGATCAATATCTAGAGTGTTTGAGTGCCCCAGGTACGCCAGAATGTGAAGAATTTGTTGCCGATCATTTATTATGTAATAGATTTACAGGATTTTATGGAGACGCATTTAATATTGTAAATATTGAAGGCGGAAATGGAGACACTGACGCACCATTCGGCACAACAGGCGATGATTGGGCAGAAACTATGAGATTATTAAATAGACTTGGTTTAGGCGGTAAAGCTGGAAGGTTTAATGCTATAGACGGTTGTGATATCAGAACAGAGGGTGGACAGAATGGAATTCCTTGCGGAGGATCAGATTCTGTTATAGATGGAGGTAGAGGAAATGCTGCTGATAGCTGTAATGGTAACAATGAATATACGCTTCTTAAAGGTCTACACAGAATATATAGAATGGGTGGACAAAACATTACAATGACAATCTCCCCTATTTATGATTAATAAGGAATATAAAAATGCTATGCTCATTTATTAATATCAATAATAAACAACTGATTTGTGAAAATTGTGGTAGAAAAATACCATACAGCAATAACAATGGAATTTCTGCTAAATGTCGTATACCAAGTAAATTGATTAAAAGAAATAATCCTATTATTCCTAAATTAGATATATCTATTGGGGTCGGAGATATTTTAAAAGAGCTTTTAGATAAAATACATATTAAGTACGATGTTGGATGTTCTTGTAATTCAAAACTTTCTGTTTTAAATAGAAAGGGTCCCGAATGGTGTCAAAAAAATATACAAACTATTATTAAATGGATGGAAGAAGAATCCAAAGAACAAAACATAATATTTGCTAAACGTTCAGCAAAAGCTCTACTAAAATTAGCAATTAAAAAACATAAATTAGTAAATTCACTTATATAATCCAAATTGATAATATGTTTTAATTGGCCCACCATTAATAGATTTCTCAATTTTTCTTTGATCGCTGTATCCACTTTCTATTAAATAATCCCATTGTTGAGGATTATCAAAATATGCATTTGCATACTCCCATTGACCAGGACTTGCAAAGGCATTAGCATCCCAAAACATATTCTCAGTAGAGAAAGAAGATATTTCCAACGACTGAGCCACTCTATCTATTCTACATGCAAAACCAGCACTACCAGGGCCAGCTCTTGATGAATCAGGACCACCAGCAAAATTTAATCCAATAATTTTTTTTGTACCATTAAAATCGCTAATTAAAACAGAACCGCTATCTCCGCCTAAGATGGCTGCTGGTCTAGGAATTGTTTCGCTACCTACTAGTCGATAGCCAAATTTTAGTACATCTTCAAATAATACTTCTACACTAAAAATAGAAAAGTTATATCCATAAACATTTATAAATGGTACTTCTCCTTTAAATTCTAATATACATTCATCCTTTCCAACGAAGCCTGTTGTTCTTCCGCTTTTCCACACTCTTGCTCCTGGTTGTAAACTGTCTATTTCCTCTGTAGTAGCAAAAGGATAATTGGAAGGATTACTGCCGTCAGTAAAAAACATGTTTAATTGTTTAGTAGAATCAGACCAAATAACAGCATTTTGTGTTAATTGGCTTCCTGGTATTTTGTTTGAATCTTCAGATAAAAGCTGTAACGATGTTATAGCACAATCTACATAATTATGATAAACTAAGTTATTGCTTTCATCCCAATTCCAAAAATATAGAGGCGTATATCTTTTAACAAATCCGATACCTTGTTCTTTATTGTATGGACTTGGTCTGGTTCCGCCTTTAGGCTCACCAGATTGTACAGTGCCCTTCTTAAATAGATTAAATATCTTATTAGGATAACCTAGATCTTTTAAAATCTTTTTTTCTGATGCTAAAAATCCATCACCAACAAATACGTGTAAATTACTCAGTCCACATATTGTACTATTTGTATCATCTTGAACTATACATCCGAGAGTCCCTGTTCCACCATACTGCTGGCCAGCAGAAACGCCTCCCTGCACAGGTTTATTTACTGTGCCAGACGGAGGAGTAGTGTTTTGTGAATTTCCTTGTGGATCATAGGCAGTATATTGTCTTAATCTTTTTTTATGCTCAGAACTCCACGAAGCTATATTAGTTCCCCAACAACCGTCTGTTAATACAGTATATCTTATTTTTTGTTCAACAACATCTGTTGGGTATTCTATCCCATTTACAATAACAGTTGATGGAATTATTTTGTCAGCATTAAGTTGAGATATTGGTTTTTTTTCGTTCACATAAAATACTGCTGAACGAATATCCGTAAGATTACCATTAATCCTTTTATAGTCTATACCGATTGATCGTATTTGTGTTTTACGGCCAAATTTATTTACTCCATTAATTTTTGTATAAATACGATCTAAATTAGTTTCTTTATTTTGCATAGAGTACCTCTAGTACTCTTATACACCCGCTGCCGTATCTGCTAAAAGTTTACGCGATTTAGCTATGGCTCTATTTACCATAAGTTTTGCGGCGGTGCTTACAAATGGTATTCCTCTTTTAACACTTTCTTCTTTCATCCATTCTAAAATAGTGTCAATATTTTGTTCACACCAATCGCTACCCTTTTCATTCATTTCTATCGCTCTTTGCTTACATTTGCACGTTGGAGATGATGTTATCCCAATTGTACTTAGCATTTGAGATAGCATAGTACCAGGTCCATAAGGATGATCTTCTAATGTTTTAGGAAACATTGCTCTTAATTTTTTTGTCATTTCTTCTGTTGGACCTAAACTTTCTACAAGTTTAGATTTAGCTTGTTCTTTTGTCCAGTTTCCAATCAGCTCGTATTGATCATCTTTGTATAGGATTATATATCCCGGTATATTTTTGACTGTAGCAGATAAGGTTCTATTCTTTTCATCATCATGAAAAACGATTTCAAGCTCCGTTAAAACTAAGTTTTTATTTGGTAGCTTAATTTCTATTGGTTCATTTAATGATATCATTTGGTATCCTTATTCCACTTGTGCCATCCCTTGTTGGGTAAATAATTACCTTCGTCATCTTTTCGTTTTGGAAATAATGTTCCGCCCTTTTTGTGTTGTCCAAAAGCTAATACAGCTCCACAATCAGCACAACGAAGTTCATAGTAGTCATTTCCTTCTACGCTACGAACAACAAAGCGAAGATTGGTGCTTCCGCACAATCCACACTTTTCTTCTGCGAAGATTTCTTGTATAAGAGCCAGTTCCTTAAAAATTTCTTTTTGACCTGATCCTTCAAGTTCAAATTCTAATTTATCACCGACCTTATACTTTACCTTCATGTTTCACCCTTATTTCCAGTTAGGATCATACCCAAGAATATCTTGAGGCACATCGTTGTTTTGTTGATAACCTGATAATGTTGTAATGGTTTTTACAGCATCATCGTATGATATATTATAGATATTTTTACTGTCAATAGCAAGTTTATTTAAAAGTTTATGAACGTTAATATCTAATCTTTTACCAAAGACATCAAAGAAATTTATTTGAGTACTATTAATTTTACCAATATTATTTTCTTCTAAGTGCTCAGTATCTATTTCTTTTGCTATTTCTTCAGCGGCTACTACTTTGCGTAATTTAAGTGCTCTTCGTAAAGCTCTTCCTTCTGCTCGTGTTTCAGCAACGGCCACAGGATGATTTCTATAAATCTTATCGCAGTTGCCCCAATAAACGTCTGCCGCTCCACTGATCGTGCGGAATTTAGTTCCATCATCAATGTCTCCATTATTTAAAATGTAGGTCAGAGAATGAACCACAGTGGCCCTACGCTCGTTATCTATAGAAGGAGATTGAGCCACAGAGGATTCTGCACGAATAACCGTACAATTTAGCGCAGTTTCAAATATTCTTCTTAATCCGTCTGTTGTAGGATTACCGGCTATTTTTTCGTCTTCGCTTAATAATCCTAAAACGTAATCAGTCCACTCCAGATCATTGGGTGTTACAGATGCTGGTTGCGTTTCATTCTCAATAACTTCTTTTTTCTTGACCATTTTTATTTATCTCCTATTATTATAATCCTATTATCTGGTTCTGGAAATTTATTTTTGATTTTTTCAAGAACAGCTTTTAATTCTTGATACATACAATCACCACGAGATTTAGAATAATCCTTTTTTTGTAAAACTCTAATCAATACCATGCCCTTTCCAAGAATAAGACCCGTTTTCTTATTATCGTATTTTTTATTTCTTTTTAGACTATCTTCTCCCCACACTGGTTCAAAATGACTAACGCCGTCAACTTCTATTGCTACATTCATTTTAGGTAAAAACAGATCTATTTGCAACTTGGTGTTCAATAGATTTTGTTCTTTGTGAAAGTCAACCTTGAAACCGTCGTTCACCAGACTATTTAACAAATGATGTTCCAGTTTTGAGCCAACACGACTAGCTTTCCTAACAGCATTATTCGCCTCTTGCAATATATTTTCTTTTATATCTTCTGGTAGTTTATTCCAATTGTCTCTGGCTTTTTTCTTTCTATTTTCTAGTTCATCATTATCAAGATTATCCCATGCTTCCATAACACTTTGACCTATTTTTTTCTTGATACTTTCTGATCTTTCTTTGCCCTGAGTAGGATGTTCAGCCTTACCAAGAGCCAAAACATTTTTCTGTGCTTCGCTTTTATCTCTAATTTTAATTTTTAGTTTTATGGCATCTCGTCTTACTTTGTTAGGATATGTTCCATATTCATTGGCTATATCTTTAAATGATTTTTTATTATCTTCATATTCTTTTACTAATAATGTCTTTTTAGCAGACTCGGTGAGTTTATCGTAATTCATATTTAATTCCTATATAAAATGGCCTGGCCAACAATATTATCTTTGTGTTCTTCGTAGCTCTTTTCATCTAAAAATAAAACATTTCCTTGAAAAAATTTCATGTAGAAAGTAGAAAAAATACTATAGTTATAAATTTTGTTATTATTAATGAAAAAATCTGTAAATATTACAAAATCATCATATGTTTTAAAAGATGATTTTATTTGGTTCAGTTTTTCAGAAATATTAGAAAAATCTTGTATTAGAATACCTAATGATGACTTCATGATTCACCTACATAAAAAGGTTTAAAAATAGTATTGCTATTAATCAGTTTATTAATAATTTCAAATATAAAAAAATTATTGTATTTTTGAGTTTGAATAAGTGATTTTATCTTTTGGGCACATGGAGCTGAAATATAATACATATCTAATAAATAGTTATTTATATCGTAAGATATTGTTTCTATAATAGACTTTTGTATAATGCATCCGAGACTTTCTTTTTTACTGTTATCAATAAATATTTGACAGCCATTATTGGTATCAAATTTTTTAAGTATTGGTTTTGTTAAAATTTTATCTCCAAACATAATAAAACATTCGTCATCTAAATAATTTTCTGCTAATGATAAAGAATGAACATTATTATATTTTTCATAGTTTTTATTATTCAATAAAATTATATCTTTATAGTTATCGTTTTTGTCTAAAAAAGAAGATATTTTTTTATATTCAAATCCAGCTACATAAATAATTTTTGCTGATGGAAAAAACTTTTTTATAATAGAATATTGATGGTCTATTATAGGTTTATTTTTTATTTTTATTAGACCCACACACCCTTTTGACTTCATTCTTTTTTGAAATTTATCGCCTAAGATAATAAAGTTCATACTAATATATAATTTTTTTCATCGCTTAATAATACGAAGCCATTTAACTTATCAAATTTATAAACATTTTTATTGAATATTCTTATATTATAGTTATTTTTTAAAGATATTGCTATAAATTGATCCAAATTTTTGTGAGTAATTTCATTCGCTTTCTCTATAACTGTATTCGCTGCTAATTCAGAAAGATTATTAATACATAAAATAAATCTAGCATCTTGATCATTTATTGTAACATTATGTATAAAAAATTCAAAAGCAGAATCATCCACACAAGTGTGGATCTTCCACGGATAAGACAGTTTAGATAAAATTGCATTAAGTTTATTGAAATCGAATTCATTATTATTATTATATCTTACAATATGTAATTTTTTTGGTAAGATTTTGCTTGACTCTATATTATGTATTATATCTATTAAATCATTAAATTTTGCATCTTTAGTATTTACAACACACGTATATGAAAGATGGTTTGATTTATTGTATTGTAGAATTTTTTCTTCTATAGAAGAGTTTATTAGATCGTGATCTTTTAACCAAGAATCATTACGATATCCTATACATTTTTTATCGTTTACAACATAAAACTCCTTTTCTTCATCATAAACTTCTAATACCTCAATATTTTTGCTTTTATAAATATCTAGATATTTTAGAGCACAATCTATTTGAGTATTATCTTTATATATAGCAAAGCTGCAATTTTTACAAGGAGTATGAACTTGAGAAATTTGTGTCATAATACAAAGTCGTCTTTCACTAATAATGATGGATTTGTTCTTGCTTGTTCTTCTGCTATTTTATTAGTTAAGTATGTCTCTAACATTTTAGCAACTTGTTCATAATTTAGCTGTCTGATTCCACCATTGCTGAAGCACAAACCAGAAGAGAAATCCCTGATTAAAGTTTGAAGATTACATGTTTTTAATAAGTCTGGTTCTTTGATAATATTTAAACAAATGTACTCAACAAATTCTTTTGGATTCAAGTTTGGTGGAACAGATTGATTATGGTCTACTGATGAAGGAGTTAAAGTTTCCCACGGCAGTTTTTTTGTTATATCCACAGATTCAAAGCACTCATCCCAGACTTTATAAACATTATCCCAAGAATATATATCAATACATTTTTGTCGAATAATTTTGCTTTTTTCTATTTTACTTTCGTTACTAGTATTAATAAAAAAGTTATATAGTATATTACTTAATTCATTAATATCTGGATTTGCTCTATCTGCATTTGTTTCCATTTCTCGAAATAGTCTAGCAACCGGTATCTTAAAACCGTCTAATTTTTCGACAATCTCGGTCATAGCACTGTAGTCTACAGACGCTAATTGTACGCCGCAAGAAGCTGCTTCAATCTGAGGCATACCGAATCCTTCACAGATAGCACACTGAACAAATATATCAAATAAATTATATATCTGATTTAATTGGTCAGTAGATATTCCATTGGAAGGACTAGAGAATATAGCAATTCTATTTCCGCATTTCTTACAATTAGTACATGATCCTTGGAATTTAGATGGAAAAAACGTATTGCAACTTTTACAAACATAGGTGAAATATGTTTTATCTGCTATTCCATATTCTAATAATAATGCTGGAAGATCCCACCCATTTTCTTCTGGAAAAGATGTATGAAAATATAGAATACTTTTTTCATAGTCTTCATGCAGATTATCTGATTTTAGCCTATCTAAATATTTTCTAAATGCTAACATCATATCTGGCATAAGCTTACGCTTCTGATTTCTCATTACCAACCCAATAACATGATGATCTCTTCCAAAAAAATTGATCTTATGTTGTGTTTTATTTTCTACTGGATAAAATTCTTCAGGATTAATGCCAGCATTAGCAATTTTAGGATAAAGATTGATAAGTTTACCGCATGAATCGGCAAGAACTTTTTTGGCCCAATCTGTGTACGGCACAACAACATCGGCATTAGCAAAAGTATATAGCCAATCTGTTTTTTGTGGAGCAGAGTCTGTTGTTGGCATTATTATCCAACTAAAATATTTCTTTAATGTTGTAGTCTCTTGATAAGCATACATCCAATAATCTCTTACATCGAATACTATGTGTGGCTTAAAGTCCAAAATAGATCTAACGAATCTCCATGCTCCAAATTGGTTGACAGGATTTGATCTATAAGTATTAAATCTAGCATCGTCGCCAACAACAGCGTTTGGATAAAATTTCCAAGGAATATTTTTAATCTGCTCTTGTCCAACGTGGGAATAGCAGCCTAATTCTGCAACTTCATACTTTCCACTATTGTGAAGTCTTGTTAGCAATTCCTTGCCATACACGCCGTAGCCAGTATCTAATATACTAGCGTCATTAGCTATGAAGATTCTTTTTTTGGTTGTCATGCAATCGATAAGTCCTTTTGTGATATATTATTAGAAATCTCTAGGAGTGTTAGTCCTAGAGACTCTAATAAATTTATTGAATTCAGAAAGCTACTGTTTCTGAGTCTGTCTTTTCTGATCTCTTAGTTTTGATAATCTTAGCGAAGTTATTCACCCTTACCTTTAAGGTAGAATGTTTTACTCCGTCCTTTTCCCAACTATCGTTCCTAAGCGATCCTTCAACAATAACTAAATCGCCCTTCTTAAACGAAGAGGCAATTGTCTCCGCTCCACTATCCCATGCCTCGCACTGAATGAATGAAGTAATCTTATCCTGTTCACCATTTGCTTTAGTAAACTCTCTAGAAGTAGCAATGGTAAAATTTACAACAGATGTCTTTCTGTCGCCAGACCCTACTGATCGTAGTTCTGGATCACGAGCAAGATTACCACGAAGCATAACAATATTCATATTTCGATCTCCTATAAAAATAAAGTAAATTAACCAAAAACCAACGTACTGTATTGTATGTTTATCCGCTACGGGTGTCAAGTTTTAGCTATATAAGCCTTTTCCACGATTAGCCCATCACCAGACTTTGACTTGTTTCCTTTGACAATTATAACATTATTAGGAAACAATAAATTTTTGTATTCTTTGTACTTTTCAGGGAAAAATACTACAGAATCTATCGATCCATAAGAATCTGTCAACGTAACAAAAGCCATTTCTGCTCCAGGATTTTTACCATTTTTTGTTTTTGTTACACTGATAAAATCAATTTCTCCACCAATAATAATATTCTCTTTTATATGACTAGTTTTGAATTCTCTGCAATTCATATTAGTCATACTAATATCATACATATCAATTTTTGAGCATGTTATGGAGCATCCTAGAAGAGAATCTTCTGAATCAGCAAGCCATTCAGCAGTATCTTCTAAAGAATATGGTGGATTCACTAAAGAATAGATCATATCTTGAATGATTTGTTTTCTATTTTTTGTTATCCTTGGTGCAGTTAGCAGAAGTTCTAATCCTTCTTTAATTGTTTTAATCTTGTTAATATTATTTAGTATGAACTCTGATTCTTTTTTGGTTAAACCACTAATTAAATTGTATTCATACAACATACTATTTCTGGTTTTATTGCAAAAATTCGTTGCACCGCTTTGTATTATCGCTTTAGCTGCTATGGAGTTTATATTATTAAGAACTTTAAGAAGTAATTCTATCCAGCTGGGGCTGGTCATATCAATATCTTTGGTCAAAGATATAATTTTATCAAAAACTGACTTTCCAACACCTTTAATATCCGTAAGACCAAAATATATCTTATTATTCTTAATTACAAAAAACTCATTTAAGTTTCTAATATCAGGCGTGTTAATATTAACATCCATCTCGTTGGCATTTTGTATTAATTCTTTGATTTCTGCTTGAGGGTCTATTTTGTCTTTAGCAAATCTCAAGTATGAAGCAAAAAATATTTTAGGGAAGTGCGATTTGGTATATGCTGATAGATAAGCATTAATCGCATAACTAACAGAATGACTTTTATTAAAAGAGTATCTTTGACTTTTTTCTATCCATCCGAAAATTTGTTCTGCCTCAGAATCACTAACAATAGACAACTTTTTTGCACCCTCTAAAAACTTATTTTTGACCTTGGCCATTTCTTCTGGTTTTTTCTTACCGATAGCCTTTCTTAACATATCTGCTTCTTGCAGGTTAAATCCAGCAATTACTTTTGTTATTTCCATCGCCTGTTCTTGATAGACCATTTCGCCATATGTATTTCCAAGTACAGGTTCAAGAGCTTTATGAAAATAATCAACAGATTCTAATCCGTTCTTTTTATCTATATAGTGGTTACTGACTGTTTTACCATCTCTGACAGCTTCTAAACATCCCGGCCTCATAATACTAATTAAAGCAGATAACTGCTCTATATTTTCTGGCTTCAATTTTTTTGCCATACTACGACCAAGACGACTCTCTAATTGAAAACAACCTTTTGTATTACCACTGGAAATTAAATCCCATGTTTTTTGACACTCAAGATTAATATTTTCAATTTTAGGATTAAATGATATTTTGGATATTCCATTATCCTGAGATATAGGAAAACTACACCCGCACGAATACTCAAATTTTTTAACCATAGTTATTTTAAGAATGAATCCTTAAACTTTATTTTACTACTTAGATTACGATGTAACTTCATGAAACGTATCAATATATCCGCGGTATCTTTTACGTCTTTTAGAGCATCATGAGCACCAGTTTTATCAATACCAAAATAATCTCTTACGGTATCGAGAGTGTAACTTTTTAGTTCATTATTGTGTTCAAACCAATAAAAAACTAAATTCATCACATCTGCTATATCTCTTGGAAAAAATAAATCCGTATTACCTTCTTTGTTTAAGTTTCCATATTTTTTACTAAGACGATTTACAATATGCAAGTCAAATCTATGTATGTTATACCCTGCTGCAATTGGTGCGCTGAACTGACTTTTTTTTGAACTTCTAGTATGATATTTATCCAGATAGTTAGTAAACATCTTCCATGAATGTTCCTGTTTTGGATATTTTTTCCATTCATTTAAGATATCGTCTTTACTACACCCCTTTACTTTGGAATGAAAATCAAGAATATCTGTTTCGTATTGATAGTCTTCAGATTGTTCTAATACTTCTGGTTTGAAATTAATATTAAATTCTGAACCGTCAACAATTTCTAATTGTATAGGATCAATAATAATAGCTGCTATTTGAACAGGGCTGCATTGTTTAGGATCGGATCCATCTGTTTCAAAATCAAAAACACATATTTTATTATAATTAATCATTCACTTCTACATCTGTTGAGGGTTGAATAAATGTTCTATTATTAGTATTATCAACTTGAATGGCATTTATACTTTTGCAACAACTAACTTTTACTGTTGGTACTTTTGTATATTCCATGCCATTTATTTTAAACACAGTATTGTTTTCTACGTCATTAAATTTTTTGATCACAATTCCACTCCTTGCTGTAAAAGATCTTGTATGGTCATAATTTTATCTAACATTGCTACGCCAAGAATATCAAACTTAATGATACCAATATTTTCTAGGTCTTGCATTTCCATACCAGCAATATATTGGTCATTTTTGCTATCATATACCATAGGACAAATATCTTTTAATGGTTCAGAACTAATAGCGATTCCGGCGGCGTGTTTTGATTGATTTGATTTCGTTCCTTCTAATCTTATAGCCTGTTCAAATCTTTTGGCTAGTGGTCCCTGTAATTCTCCGTTTTCATCTATATAACACCACTCTTTGAGTTTATCTGCATTATTTTCTAATGCCCATCGGATAATAGATGCTTCACCAGTTTCTTCTTTCATTTCTTGCAATTCATCTGCAATTTTAGCTTCGTCAGGAATATTCTTTGTAATTCTATTCATTTCTTCAAAACTAACATTGCCATATACCCTCAATACGTCCTTAAGAGCGCCTCGACCCTTAATAGTATTAAATGTAATCATTTGAGAAACTTTATTTTCTCCATATTTTTGTTTAATATAATTAATTATATATTCTCTTTTATTAATAGGAACATCCACATCAATATCTGGCATAGATATACGGTCTTTAGTATTTCTACCAGAATTATAAAATCTATCAAAAAATAGATTATATTTGATAGGATCTATACTAGTAATACCAATTAAATAAGAAACTAAACATCCCGCAGCACTACCTCTTCCGGGTCCGGGTAACCACCCATTTTTTCTTACTTCATTAACAATATCTTGAACAATTAAAAAGTAGCTGCTAAGATTAGCTCCTTGCAAAACATCTAATTCGTATTTAATACGATCAACATAAATACTATGTTCTTCTTTAGGAATTATGTTTGCTATTTTTTCTTTCCATCCTTTTCGACAAAGTTCTCTCAAATATTCTGCATCATCATATCCAGGAGGACAACTAAAAGGAGGAAGTTTTGGTTTACTAAGAATGTCGTATTCTTCAATTAGGCTATTCACATAATTTGTATTTTCTATTTCTTCTACAGTATGTAACTCTTTCATTTCTTCTTGAGATAGAATATGATAGTTATCAGACGTAAAGAAACAGCCCATAGGAACATCTTCGTCGTTGCTAATTTTTCGACTAATGTCTGTAAATGTCACTTTTAAATTATTACATAGCAATATTCTTTGATCGGCAGCATCTTCTTTTCGAGCATAATGAGCATCTGGAGTACAAACAACTTTTGTATTTGTTAATTTACCCAAGGTTCTGATGGCATCCGTAAGTTGAACTTGTATAGTTAAGTTATTAGAGTCCATCAATTGAGCTTCTAAAAATACGTATTCAAATTTTTCTTTCAAAGTATTGATATGGCTAATACCAAGTTCTTTCCAGTTTGTTTTTAATTGATTATTCTCAATTAATTCATCTGCTAATGTCGAACCAAGATGTCCAGTAATCATAATCAAATTACCATCATTCAACGAAGCAAGAGCATTGATATCTAGACGAGGCTTATGATAATAATAATCTTCTCTGTTGGATTCTGAAACTATTTTAATAAGAGTTTTCCATCCATCATAATTTTTTGCTAAAACTAAAAGATGACTTAGTTCTTTATTTTCTTTTTCTCTAATAGAAGGATTATTTTTGCAGATATATAGTTCACAGCCTAAAATCGGTTTTATTCCGGCAGCTTTCATTGCCAGATAAAACTTAACCGCACCCGCTATATTACCATGGTCTGTTAAAGCACAAGCAGTTGCACCAATTTCTTTGCATCTTTCAGCGATTTGTTCTGGTTTTGATAGTCCATCCAAAAGTGAGAACATAGCCCACTTAAGAATGGACATGAAGCGGTATATAGTTGCTCATGTCCATCTAATTTTCTCCTTATTGGCTACGACCTTTTCACACAACTTAATAAATATATGTAAAGGAAAGTCTAGTTTCATTTTATTAATATCTTTTTTTACCCACCAAACATTATTTTTGACGTATCCTTTAGAACTATCAATTCTATCTAATGACCCGTCTTTGTCAAGATCGATTTCTTCGCCTGTGATGGCACACTTTTTATTCTGAGTTTGTATATAAAGCTTCCACAAAAATTCAGGTGTTAAATCAAAATCGAATCCTTTCTTGTTTGCTCTCCATCTTATTTCTGTAAATCTAGCGCCACTTATCCCGCAATACCCCTTCCAATTCCATCTTTTTTGACCTTTCATTTTTAAGAAGCATCCACAGCTTTTTACTCCTCCAGCCTTAATTCTTGATGATGGAACGATTGTTTTTTTACCACATTCACATTTGCATTCCCATGTTATTGTTCCGTTTTTTAATTTACCTACAGGCTTTATTAAGGTCAAATATCCAAACACATCTCCTTTTTTAACTTGATTATTTTTTTCTCTATCTCTAGGTATATTATAATATTCTAGATAATTGTATATGGTTTTAACATTCATGCCCAAGTCTTTTGCTATTTTATAAGCTCCATATTTAGGATATTGTTTTTCTAGAAATTTTTTGGTGAGCTTTTTATTATAGCACTTTGTATAGCGTCCGTTTTTTATAGATCTACCCATAATAATAATCTCTGGTGTGGTATATAAACATATATTGTAATACACACTTTATTTTCACACCAGAGAAAAATAGTGTGGACATAGAATTATTCCACCGAACCAGGAGCCTTGTAAAACCCTATACTATAGTCTGGAAAAGTGTAGGTGTCAATGACCTTATTGATACCGATCAACTCTATGTCATGCTTTATTTGTTCACACTTGGTCATGGCTTGATCGACTTTGCATAGTTGACCATCTCTATACTCTATTATAGGCAACACGTGAGAGTTTTCGAATGTGGTTTTGCCAAAATGACATAACTTTGTACATTTCCAGCTTTTGTTTAATTGGGGAACCTGCGTATTTTTTATGGTCTCAAATTTTTGACGAATCATGTCTTCTGTTTTAGGCAAATCAGACTTATCGTAACAAATACTGAACGCTCCACCATCATTTATAAAATAAATAGTAAAAATAATATGCTCGATATGAGAATACAGTTGACTAACAGCATAATGATAAATTCTCAGTTGTGGATCGTTCTGAAGTTTAGCTAGTGTTTTTTCTTCTCCTGTTGCCCAATCCAATCTTCTGCCGGTTTTATAATCAACTATTTCTATTGTGTTATCATCAACTTTAGTGATGAGATCAATTGTACCCTTAATGGCCAATCTGCCCTCCAAAAATCCGTCTTTGGTCGTATACCCATAATCTGCCCAAGGTTTGTCTATTAAAATATCAAAGTGTTGTTCTGGTTGTAGTATGTTACTTTTCCTAGGGTCGAACTCTCCATTGTGCTGCGTGAGCGCTTTGTTTACCCATAGATGGCAGTCTTTATAGTCTTTGACCTCCCACTGGTGGTGTTTAAACCGAGATGAATAATGATTATAGACTTTCTCTATAATATCGTTCAAATTATAATCATTAATATTAACTTCACCAACAATATCGTCTATATAGATTTTTTCTTTATTTTGTTCGGTAAGTTTAATATAGGCTAAAATTTCTAGCACTTTATGAACTATACTACCTTTATCGGCCTTTTTATTTGATGGACTTCTAATGCCTAAATTATATTCAATAAAATACTGCATAGGACAAAAAGAATGGGTTCCATATGAACTACTTCTAAGATATGTGATTATAATGGTAGTATTCCTTTCTGCTTTAATACAGATATTAATGCATTATTTTGGGTTTGTAAATCCATATTTTTATTATCTAGTATAATATCAAAATTATTCCAGTCATAATTAATTTGCTCAAGCGCTACTTCACTAGCATGATCAGAGCTAAAGGGCTTCCTCGTTAGTCTGACTACTATTCCTCCAGCCTTTTTTACAGACTCTACCTCATTGGGAAAACGACAATCCGCAATGACAGCTAAGGATGGTTTTTCATTATTTATTTTTATTAAAGTAGCGTCCGCCCAAACATTGTTCTTCATCTTGCGAAATATATCAGTCCCTACGAATTGCATCACTTCTCTGGCGGTAAGTTGTTTATTATCCCATACAATATCAGTAAGAGTATTTTTAAAACAATCTTCGCCATAACATTGCTGTTCTGTTAAACCTAAAATATTCATACAGATATCCCTCTTCAAAGGATCTGCAAAATTATATATTTTAACCTTTTGATTTACTGTTGTGCTTTTCCAATGATTTAAGATATTTGTAGCACAAGTAGTCTTACCTGATTGTTTGGTTCCAGCAAAAGCAATAATGCGTATCATACTATTCTTTCTAAATATGTTTTTATTTCAAGGTTGATCTCTTCGCTGTTCATTTCTCCAACATCTGGCTTACTAATTGTTGGAATAAAGACGCGATAAGTATTTTTGCATTTATTTTTAATTTGTTCTGCTGCTTTTATTCCGGCTTCATCATTATCTGTTAAGATAATTAAACTCATTGCTCCTGATGAATCTAAAAGAATTTTTTGACGATCACTTAAAGATGATCCAAATATAGCAACACTATTATGTATTCCATTCTCTTCGAGTCTCCAAACATTTCCTGGACTTTCTACAATAATTGCTACACCGCTCTTTAGAATATGTTCTTTAGCAAACCAAAAGTTGTAAAGATGATTTTGACTCTTAAAATCAGCATTGTGTTTCCACTTACAGTTTTTCCATCTTATTTCAGTGTCTGGGCAAGATTGATTAGGGTCATGATGAGATTTACATTCTGTGCATTTCTCGTAAATACTACGCCCTGTGCATCCTATCATATATTTATATTCATTATCATAAATAGGAACAACAATTCTATTATGCATTTCTTTAAATGGATTATTACATGTTCCAACATCATATTTAACTAAAATCTCCTTAGAATATCCTCTATCTAGATAATATTGTGCAGGAATCTCTAGCGTTTGTGTAATGCTTTGTCTTGTTATTTGTGACTTTTGAGGAGTAGTATCATTATTCAAATAATTAACAATAGCAGTAAATTGTTTCTTTTCTCTGTCAGAGCGAGAAATTTTTATGCTACTAAGATCTTTATTAATGAATCCTGTGGCAAATTCTACAGCCTCTTTAAAAGAACAGGTATCGTCTCCATTTTTTCTCCATCCATATTTTTGGCTAGATATGATCCCTCTTATAAAACCAATAACTGATCCTTTAAAAATTTTCTCACAATTATGTGTTCTACACTTCCAGTTTCCTCTATATGATTCACCTTCTGGATATAGATTTACTGCGGATGGATTATCTCCGCCATGGATTGGACAACACATAGTTATCATTTTTTGATTAAATTTGTAATCAATATCAAATGTCTGTAATAACGATTCAATATTATCACATACTTCATCGCAAACTATTTTTAGTTTGGCTTGATCATTCAAATGGGATTTGGTCATCGTCATTGTCATCTACTACGAACCCCTCGCTCTTTATATTAATATTATTCATAATTTCTAACCTTGTTCGTCCTTCAGTAATCTTGGCGCACCAGCCTTTCATATAACAATTAATATAATCATTATCGTCTAGACCTCCACCATGACGACTAACAAGAGGCACTAGTTTACGGTTGCCATTATCTGGACCGTCTTCTGCAATTTCTTCGTCGCTCTTTCTTTTAAATATACTGAAATTGCTACATAGCCAAATAATTCTATCGGATCCGCTTGCAGAGTCAGTACTTTCTTTTGTTATACCATCCCTGTTGAGCTGAATAAAAGCAACAATTGGAACCTTATACCTAACTGCAAAATTATGAAGGCTGGTCATCATAAATCCAAGAACCTGATATTCTTTTAGATCTTGGCTGATACCAGCACTATCCATAAGTTTTAAATAGTCATAAAATATAACACAGTCTTTGGCCGTTCCATCATCATTTAATCCTACTTCTTTAACTAACCATCTTCTCATGATCGCTAGCTGATCTTCAAATGGCTTACCAGCAATGCTTTTATGATAAAGTTTTGATTCTTTTAATTGTTGAACGGCGCTGTTGATCTTGTTTTTCTTTTCTGGATTTTCTGAAAATTTTCCTGTTTCAATATTATTAATTTCAACCTCTGCAATCATTGCTAGTAGTCTATGGATATGATCTTCTTTATTCATTTCTGTATCCATATTCAAAACAGGAATACCTAATTTAGCAACATTATATCCCATATTATCTGATAATAATGTTTTGCCAGTTTTTGGTCTTGCCCCAATAACATTAATAGTTCCTTTTCTTAAGCCACCACCGATAGCCTGATCATATATTGGAAATCCTGTTGGAATACCAACCTGATCAATTTTATTGAGTTCTAGATCTTTGACATAATCTTCAATATTGGATCCAATTTTTTCTGGCCCACTATCACTATCATTTAATAAAGAAGTAAAATTAAAAATGCTGTCTTCTGCAATACCGATAATAGATGATATCGGCTCATTGCCAGTAACTTCTAAAATCTTGTCTTGAGTTGTTTCAAGTTGCTTTCGAAGTAATCTTGCTATCTCAAGCTTACGAATTTTTGCTGCAAATTTTCTAACATTTTCCTCACTAACAGGAAAATCCATAATAGCTTTAAGATGTTGAGCTTCTTCTTTTTTGTTAAGAATATTGCTAACGCCCAACTCTTGAGCAATAGAATATATAGATGCTACGTCTATTTTTGTTTTTTGTTCGTTGTTAAATAGCGTTTTAATGCACTTGAAAATAATGCTATTGCTGTCTACAGTGAAAGAAGTTTCTTGAATAATATCAGCAACATCAAGATAGGCATTTTCACCATAGGTGCATATACCAGCTAAAACCGCTCTTTCTGCGGCGGGATCACAAAGAATCATCAACCGGCTCCTGTCGAACATTTGTTACACTTGTATCTTTCTATAGACTCGACAAGATCAGGTGCAACTTTTTCATTTTTTCCACAAACTCGACATCTGACTTTTATTGGTTCGCAATCTCTTAATCTTGCCGATGGCGCAGGTTTTTTTACCTTTCTATCAAACTCAAGATCTTCTTTGCACATATTAAACTCTGGCATACTTTCAAACTTATTTTTATACTTTGGTGCTGATGGCTTAT